ATACTGCCAACGTGGTAGCCTTGCGCCCTGAATGGTGCTATACTGCCAACGTGGTAGCCTTGCGCCCTGAATGGTGCTATACTGCCAACGTGGTAGACGTGCCCGTGCCCTATGTTATAGCACGTCGGAAAAAATAGGCTATTTGTGCGCACATTCCACAAAGTAGAAACATTTTAAACTCATAAAATTTTAGTTCATGGAAACGACTAACAGACGAAAAAGAAAAGCGGGCTTTCGTGCCGTCGCAAAACCCGCGAAGACTCAGGAGTCACTATTTGCAGAGGAAAAAAGCAAGGCGCAATTTTACGGCGGCTTTTATAAAAAAGTTTTGCAAAAATCGGAAATTTATATTGATGCCGTTATTTGCTTTTGTGTGCGTATTGAAACGCTAAAAAAGCGCATGCAATTTTGGCGAAATGTGCGCTTTGCCGAAAATGCAAATTTAGTAGATACTTCCACGTTGCCTTTTTATAGCGGTCTCGATCCATTTTGGGATGAGCGCGAATTTATGAGAGTTGACGAAATAAAGGAGCTAAAGCGCGAGCGCATTTTAAACATTTTAGCCAACGAAAAAAAAGAACTGGTAGAAGACGTGCGCACACTCATAAAACGTTGCACGTTATAGCACACCGGAAATTGTAAGCCTTTCGCGCTTATTCCGTGCCGTATAGGTTGAACGCTTGGCAAGGGGTGCAAGTCCCCCTAACGGCGACTAAATAAACATTTAGAAAACAGTATAAAAAAATTCTGATATGAGACAGTTTGAAAAATTGCAAGATTTGATCCGCATGCCGCAAAAATACGGCGTAAAAAAAGGAACTCGCGTTTTTAAAATGCTGTGCGAAATATACATGCACGGCGAGGCGCAAACGGGCAACAGTGGCAAGCGTTTTAAATATGTGCATACTTCGGATGTAATAGATGCCCTACAGCGTGCCGGCGTAAAGTGCGAATATTTTAATAATGCGCCCCGCTGTGGTGCATGTGGTGAACATGTTGCGCTTTGTGGCAAAGTTAAAAAAGACGTTGTGCACAATTACGCGACGTATGTAAAGGAGCATTCGGACTTAATGTGGTATGAGTGCGAGCAACTTTATACCGCTTTATTATAGTACGTTTAAATTTTTACTGATTATGAAAAGAGCATACACTCTCGCAAAGCAAGTCAGCACCTTTGCCCTTTGCTGCATCATTTTTTCGGCACTGGTTATTTTGTGTGGCCGTGCTGTGCGTTTCACGCTTTCAGTACTTCGCGCCGTATGGCGTTGGATCGTGACAAAGCACAACTTCACCCCAGGCGACGACGAGGACCCCGTAACATTAACGGGGGCGCAATATCTTTGCTTTGCTTTGTTGGGCATCGTTGTTGTGTTCGTGTTAAGCATTAAATTTTAGCCTTCATATTATAGGGTGTAAAAGTATTTAGGCTTTCCAGGCGGTCCGAGGTCCGCTGCACCCACAATTTAAACAATAACAAAAATATTTTAATACTTTGCTTTATGGAAACTACAAAGAAAAAAACACTCCGTGACAAAATGCTCTCACTTATCGACGAAAAAGGCTCCGTGTACGTGTGGAGTAATGCTGATGGCATGCCGCCAATTCCTCGACGTTTCAGCACGGAGGAAAACGCAAGGGAGTTTGTTGGCCTGAAAAATGAGCTAAAGCGTTTTCTCGATATGCCGGAGTTCTCTTACGTTATAGGAACGGAAGAAGAATACCAAAAAGCGCAACGCGACTTTTTAAAGTTGCAACGTGCAAAGCAAGTGAAGGACTATTCCGCACACGTTGACGAACTGGTAAAAATAAAACAGCACGAAATTAAGGCACTAAACGCCTTACAGGAAGTTTGCCAAAAGTTCGACGGCAAAGTAATAAACAAGCGTTTCACCGCCGCCGTGAGCGAGGCTTCTGGGTTGCGCGTTTCGTTTGCTGAGTATTACGAGTGTGTGCTCGATATGCAATATTTTGGCCATGATTATAGCTACGAATTAAAACCGTATGTGCGTATCTTTGGCAGTAAAACAGAAGAACGCAGCGGTACAGGTCGTCTTTTTTGGCGATGGGGTGTGGGTGACCGTTTGGAAGCCGGCAAAGTGGCTGATATTATAGCACCTTATATAAACGACCGTTTAAAGCGTATCGACGAACTAAATGCCACAAAAAAGCAATATTCCGCCTACTTGAAGTTAGCGGAGAAGGCTGCAAAACTTGTCAGAGAGTTAAACGAATACGACAGCACTTTGCAGGCGTGGGCACGTGACCACAACGGCACCGAAACTGGTGTAAATGCTTCGCGGGTATGGCGAAATTAAGCGACAAAAACAACCTGGGGTAGTTCTGGCCCCCGTGCCAGGGCTCCCTATTATAGAACACAAAAAAATCTACTGAATTTATGGAAGTAAAAAAATATGTAGACGCGCTCACACAGCATGCCACAGACCATCACCGCCCCCACGAGTTTGCACTCGTTGACTTTATGGATTATCTTATCAAGTTTTCCGGAATTGAAAAATTTTTGAAAGGTAGTGACGAGGCAATACAAGCATACCATCAAACCCTGCGAGAAGAAGACTCCGTGTTTTATGAACTTGCAATTTGCTGGCTTTTAGACGTGGTGAAAGCAATGGATCGTGGCGAGTATTTAGACCTTTTCGGCTTGCTTTATGAAAGTTTGTACTTAACGCGGAGCAAAGCTTCACACACGGGGCAATTCTTCACCCCTGGCAGCATTTCAACGCTTTGTTCTGAAATATTAGACGACAACCGCGAGGGGGGCACTGTTAGCGACTGTGCAGTGGGTAGTGGTAGGCTATTATTGGCACATTACATGAAAGTAACCAAAACAGACTATAGCCGCGGACGTCGCTTTAAATACGAGGGGCAGGACTCCGATATTATAGCCTGCAAAATGTGCGCACTCAACCTGATGGTGCACGGTATGAATGGCACGGTAATTTGTCGTGACACATTGGCAAACAGCACTCCGACCGTTATTTATCATATTAACGAGGTGCGCTATCCTATCCCCACAATGTATTATAGCATACGTGCTGAATTACCGAAAACCACAAAAAATTGACTTCACGTTATACAACCGATAAAAAATTAGCATTATGAAAATTGCAGACAAAGTAGCTTTGATTTTAAGCCGATACGGATTTAGCCTTGCTGAAGGCTTGAAAATTTATGAACAATTCGAGGCAAGCGAAGACGGAGAACTTGTGCACGTTGACAAAGCTAAAGATTGTGCGGTATTTCTAAATACACTTTCTGAAAACGTAGAAAATCCCGAGGAAAGCAAGAACTTAACGATAACAGTTTGGCTTAATTATGCAAGCGATTTTTGCTTGAATTATAATTTGGCGGGCGCAGTAGCCATGCACGATCGCGACTTTGACTTTGACGAAGAAGACACAAATAAGTTCCTGGAGTTCTTCCAGTTGTGCCACAACGCGTATAGAGACAACCAAAACTCGCCCGAATTGCCCGAACTGCCCGATGATATGGCGTGGGTTTTTAAACTTCCCTTCCTTGAAGATTACATGGAAAATTCGAGCTATGATGTGAACGAGAAGACCTCGATAAACATCGACTGGTCAGAATTTTAAGTATAACAGCGCAGTTATAATGGGGGAGCGCATCCCCTATTATAGCACGCGAAAAAAACGACTGAAAAATGAAAATCTTTTTACTTTCTACTTGCGATGCGTGGAAGTCTTACGCATCGATGCGACCTTATTTCCTGGTGAATAGCACAAAGACTGGCATAAAGCGTTTGCTAAATGTTATTCGTGAAGGCATACAAAACGGCGTGTTTGCTTATGGAGGCGACGACCTGGAAAAGAGCGAACAAATAGCATGTTTGGAGGATGATGCCAAACAATGTGCCGCTTCCTTGTATTATGATTTGCGGACGAAATTAGAATATGGCTTTCTTCAGTTAGTGGAAGATGGCTCCTACTTTTAAACCAAAACGAAATGACTACTTCAAAATACATTTACACCTACGAGATTGAGGAACGCGAAGGGCACACCCTTCTTACTGCCCAGCAGTGGCCGTGGTGCGTGTTGCAAGTTGTGCCGACCACACCCGAGAACTTTGAATCAGCCGTGGCGCAATGCAAGGCACGTGAGGGCTTTGTGGCGACTCATGGCACCGACCGCACATTTTGTATTGTGCAAGTCGCCAGTGGCGACCAAAGAGGACGCTACCCCGAACGGCACCTCGAAATTTGCGGACAGGAAACAGCCCGAAAATATCTTGATGCCGTAAAAGACCAAATGGCGCAGGCGGCAGTATGGTATTATACTAACGTTATAGCGTGCGAAAATAATCACTGCTCCTTGCAGAATAATGTAGCGGTGGTGCATGAATTGGGAGCCACACCATAATGTATGCTCACGTTTAGCGTATGCGAAAAATTAGAACTTTCAATAATAATTGTTCAATATGAATCAACTAACAAAACAAAGCAGCGAAGCCGAGATTAAGGCTTACTTCTGCGCAGTGTTAAATCTATCTGAGAGTGACGAGGAATTTCCCGTGAACTTAGATGATGTTTGGCCACTGGTGTTTGGCAGAAAACAAGAGGCGGTGCGAGCATTGAAGAATGACAAGTATTTCTTTGAAGGCATTGATTATCAACCGTTGCGCAAAGATGCGCAGCGGTCCGACAATGGGAAATTCAACGGATCGGATAAAGTAACCTACATGCTCTCCGTTCCTTGCCTCGAGTTTTTTATCGCTCGCAAGGTTCGCCCCGTGTTCGAGGTGTACCGTCAAGTCTTCCACAAAGTAGCCGAAGGGAATGCCACACCGCCGCATCCGTTCGACATTACGGAGCCCATCGGCTTAGAGGAAACACTACAGCCTCTGTCAGACTACATGCACCAGGTTGACTTTAGATGGGTGCGTTTGAAAAAGGATGTTGTAGGACAGCGAGCAAGTGACGACGTAAGAACTACGTATAACGACTGGGTAGCAACCTACAGACGCATGATTTCGCAACTCTCACAACTTGTGCAGTACGAGACAATTAACAAAATAGAAGGTGCATACTTCATCACACTTACAATCAATTAAACAAAACAACAGAAATGACAACAACAGTAACAATCCACCTTGACAAAGAATCAGTGCAACTCGCAACCACCGCAATGCTTGAATATTTCGCGGTAAACACACCCTCACCCGAGGAGGCAACAACCGATTTAAGCCTTGGACTACAAATGTTATGCGACTGTTTGCGCTCAACTTTTAAAGGTTAATTGTAGAACAAATAAAAAATAAACAAATTGCGCACAAAATAATGTGCAAAATATTTGTAAGTTTAAAAAGTTCTTCGTACCTTTGCAATATCAAACAATAAGAACAAAATAAGCCCTACGCAGCACGGTTAAGCGAGAATTTATGAAAATCAAGACATCAAAGTACAACGAAGTAAGATTATCTGATGTTGCTCAATACATCAAAATTCCTGCACAGATAGTAAAGCCAGCTACTCCAAATGGAGTGTTGATTGGTGAAGTTCACTACGAAGACGGGAAGAACGAGCGAGTATATTCAGACTACGAAGTACGTATCAATAACGTTCAACTGCCATTCGCAGCTGGAGAAGATAGCTATTTTAATTGCGAGATTGAAATCAACTAACAAATTCAGCCCTACGCAGCACGGTTAAGCAAATTTATGACAGTAAAATCTATTAGTCAATATCTGACAGAGCAATTTAGCGGAGAAGCATTTGAGGAAGCGCAAGCATTGCTTAAAGAAATTGTCTATAAAATGCGATACAGTTCAATCTTAAATGGTTATGTTCCTGTTAGCGAGGAAGAACTTGTTGAATTTACAGTATCTCCGAGCATTGACGAGGTGTACGATGGCGACATGATACATTTTGATTTGTGCGGTTACCGCGTTACAATACTCGAATGTTATCACGATGCAGGTTCGAACTTCTATGCGTATGTGTTCGAAGTGTACGATGGCAAGAGAACCTATTCAAGTTTAAGAAAATAACGTAATACGATTATGGCTATTAAGAATGCAACTATCCGTTTGCCCGAAGAACTCATTGAGTGGCTTACAAGCGACGGAAAATCTATAAATCAAGCCGTTGTGGAATGCGCACAGAATTTGCGGCGCGTGCGCATGGTATCGGCAGGAGAACTGAGAGGAGTGTTTACCCCCGACGAGTGGAAATTCCTGGCAGACAGTTTAAACTGTACGAGCGTTTCGGACTCTTTCCGCTGCAATGTATCGGCACTTGTGGCACATGTGGAGGATGCAGCACAACTGGAGTTGTTAGACCACAAATGGCACGTAGATATGGAAGCGTTCAAGCAGAAAATCTTGAAGCTGCATGGCGCAAACGTCGAAGCCTTGTATGCAAGGGTTGAAGAGTATTGGGCTAACAGCGAAACTACGGATTTAAACGATTGGGCAACGTTTTAAAACAAATAGCTCACCCACTTCGGCACGACCGGCACGAGGCGAAGCGACATCGCGGTGGGAACAACAAATCATTTTTACAAAAAAACTCTTAGAACTGGCGGCAACAGCAATTCGGCTTGAAGCAATGAAACATTGCGTTGACGCTGACGTTCTGCATTACACTTGATTATTCATTCAAAAACAATACTTGTTATGAAAAAAGACAGATTTACATTAGAGCCTGCACACAAGATGGGCTATTTCGTAGCGACCGATCATGAGATTGGCATTGAAGTAACTTTTAAGCAATACGACTTTAAGCGTACACAGGAGGTTATGCTGCTTGATGGCGAGAACTACAACAGCACCGAGCAAGCAATGGCAGCACCTATGGCATTGCACGAGATGGAGGTGTGGTTGCACAAGAAGCATTTCGACGAAGTGATCGCACCGATTGAAAGTCAACGCGTAGAAATGGGACGTGCCATTAGACGCCTACGCATTCAAAAAGGCATGACCGAGCAAGACCTTTCAGAGGCAGCAGGCCTCACTATTGGGAATGTTATTAGCGTGGAGCAAGGCAGATATGCTTACAGACTCGACGTGCTCAACCGCATTGCTTATGTGCTCGGCGCAAAGATTGAAATGAAGTTATTATAGGACATCTAAAAAAATGAGCATTATGAAGATCTTGAAAACAAAAAATAGAATGTTGGTTGTTAGCACCGACGAAGACGGTACTTTGTCGATTACTGAGAATGGTTCTCCTATTAAGAATGCGGGCGTCTTTATAAAAACTATTGGTGGTATAGATGCTGTTTTGGCAAAGTGCCAGGACAAAACCGAAGAGGAGTATTTACAAGAGTTGCAAAGCAGATTGGAACAGCGCAAAGCTACCCAAACAAACTTGTTGCGTAAACTTAGAGAGGAATACGCTCGCACTGAGGAGGCATACAACAAGATATTTTCTGGCAACGAGGTTGTGGAGACTACACCCTATAACTTATACGTGTTACTTTCGTATTTGAATACCCAAAATTGGGGCACGTGGCGTTTGCCTAAGATGACCATACATTATAAGTGCAACCAGTATGACTGCGACGGCCAACAGGCTACCACAATTACGCTTGAAAGTCCTATCCTCTATCAAGGAGAAATGCTTTCTAAATTTCAAGTAGGTGCACCAATAGGACATCTTATTCATTACACACAATTATTCTTTTAACTATACCCTAAAAAAACGACTAAAAATGAGAGAAAGAGAACGTCTTGAACAAACTATTCCTACTCGTATTGCGATTGACATGAACGAGAACGGAATGCAAATTAGCGAAGACACAATGGCTACTATTGAACTTGATATGGTTATTGGTGCATCGCAAAGAAGTTTAGAAGCCGTGCGCGATTGGTTCAACAGCAAAAACATTGCTCAATTACCCGAAAAAGAACAACGGAGGTATGTTGGAGCGGTGGTTAATCTACTGCTTTTAGTTGCCACAAACGATGTGGAAGGCTTGGTTAAGGATTGGGTACTAAACGGTTTACAATAATTGATTATGGAAGCAACTATGAAGAAATATAAATTGACGAATGAAACAAGAGAACATCTTGGCAGAACACTTCATCGAATTGAGGCCTTAAAGGATTTCGGAGATGTAAAATCTGGCGATAAAGGTGGCTTCGTTCAATCAGAGCAGAACCTATCTCATCAGGGCAATGCTTGGATATACGGAGATGCTGAAGTTTATGACAATGCTTGTGTCTATGATGATGCTCGTATCTATGATAAGGCTCGTGTTCGTGATAACGCTAAAGTCTTTGACCAGGCTGTTGTCGATGGTATGGTTGACATCTATGAAAATGCTAAAGTATGTGCGCAATCTTCGATATATGGAGAGGTTGAAGTGTCTGGCGATGCAGTGGTCTGTGGAAAAGCCGAGGTGTATGATTCTGCTTGGGTGTATGATAATGCTATTGTCGGCGGCAATGCTGAAATTTGTTGTGGTGTTCGAATTTTCGGAAGAGCTGAGATTGTTGGCAATGCTCTAATTGAATCCGATCGCGATTTTATCGTATTTAAAAATTGGTGGAGCAATGGACTCTATTTTACTTGGACGAGAAGTAATAATATGTGGATGACAGGTTGCTTTTATGGCACCGGCGAACAACTTACAAAAGAAGCTTATGCACAAGGCGAGGAAACAGGAAAAGAATATGAACGCGTTGTGAGATACGTTGAGAGTATTCTTACTGATAAATCTTAATGAATTACTAACGCATAAATACAAACAATAAACATTTTAATACTTACATATTATGACAACTTTTAAAAACAACATTCAGCGTGTAAATAACTCAAACAGCATCGTTTATAATGGCGATGTGTATGTGGAACGTGACAACGGACGTGGAGCAACCGCGAGAACCTTGTCTGAAAAGAAGCCTGGTGAGCGCATGGGGTACATTGTAGACGGTGGGCACATGGCAGCTATCAACGAACCGAACGGCTGGATGCTCGATGAGATTATCCGTTTCGACTTCTATTTCAACGCATACATCAAAAGCCGAATGCCGCTTGACGAAGTTACAAGCGTAGCGTGCAAATCAATCGGCATCCAACCTGACGACAATAGCGAATGGGCAAACGACCTCCGTACAATCATTCGCGAGTACATTTGTAACTTCGACGAATATCTGGAAAATGAAGATTACTTTGACAATGAAGAGGATTTGGGTGACCCTGATAAGTTGAATAAGTTTTTGACTGAAATAATTTTTGATGGACTTGTGCTCTATGTAGATATTTACGACATTGCCGAAGACATTCGCGCATTTAAATAACTTGCAACTTATGAAAAAGATCATCAAGTATATCATAGCCGCATTGGTAGTGGCAGGAATGTTTGTCGTGTTCTTCTCGCTCTTAGGTGTAGGCGTTTTCCTTCTACCTTTAATTGGTGGAGCATTCACGGCAAAATAGATACTCACGTTATGGGGATGGTGAAAATTCACTATCCCCAGGACGAAACAAAAACATTTTAATACGTTCGGATTATGGCGAAAGCAATTAAAACAAAACTTATCATGTGGACATCTTGGGGTTATTGTATGGCTCCTCGGATATTCAATTCTAAAAAAGAAGCCGTAGAACACGCAAAAGATATGCGTGACATGGGATATATTTTCGGTTATAGCACTTCACCTGTAAAATAATTTAACATTTTGAAATTATGAAGAAAAAGAAAATACCATGCGGATATAATTCTTATCTTGTTTGGTCGGAAAAATATCAAGGTTATATTTTGAAAGAAGAAAAGACAAAAAGAACTTGTGTATAAACTTTTTAATACTTTAGATTATGACAGACAAAGAATTGAATACAGCTATACTGAATGAGCTTTACAAGATAGCGGACGAGGTTTGGGCTTCGATGAAGAAAGATGTGGTGGGTAGTTTCACGGCTCGAGAGATTAACTCAAAGCACCTGTACAGGGATATGTATTTTAGCACTAACCAATCACATCATGTAGAGGTAGACAATTTCCGTTGCGCGTTTCAAACCAATCAAATTTTCGACCTTGTGGCAAAATTTGAGTTGTTGGCAGGTGTGGGCAACAAACGTCATTTGTTTGTGGCTGAAAGTAAAGGTAAGGTAGAAGCCAGCGTGACTTTCGCTGTGACAAAGGAGTTGGGAGATTTGTGCGATTTTACCGATGCACAACGCCTTAATCCAGCTTATTCCTTTATTATCATAGATGCAGAGCGTAAATGCTTAGTCGCTACAAATGGTTGTAGCATGAAAGTGTGCCCCGTTACTTTTTATAAGAAGAAGGGCGACACTTCGGACATGCGCATTTTGGCAGCAGACTTCAAGAAAATGTGTGCCAAAATGAAAGGCAAGAATGTTTACCAAATGACCGCGACGAAAGAGCGCACAGACTATGACATTTGCACAAATATTATGTTTGAAGGCATTGCTGCAAGTTCAAAGCACGAATGTTTTTTAGTAAAATGGCATTCCGTTTTTGCGGAACGTTCGTCTGAGTTATGCTTTAATGTGCAGAACTGGAAGGCGGTAAGCAAACTTGCTAAAATGAGTAAGTACGAGAATCTGTAGTCTTTTCTGTCTTGTTATGTTTGTTTGTGGTGGCAGGATGCAGCAAAATTACCTTGATGGACGAAGCGGACGAGGATTTGTCCGAAACACCCACAGAGGGAGCTTTGCAGGGCGACACGCTCGTTGCCACGAATGATACGGCAAGGTTTTACCTTTCGGGTGTAGAGATACGCAATGTAATGTTGTCATACTATCCCTCCCCTTCTACACTTATAAAGGACTCATGTTATAGGCTACCTACGAAATTAGAGGTCGCCCAGGTATTGAAGAATATTGACATTCCGCCAGGTTATTGGAAAAGCAAACAGCGCATATTGTGTTACGATCATCCACACGACACTGGCATTAAGATGGGTTCTACCCTATTTGGCTCTGGTGGATATTACACCTTTACACCGCATGGCATTGTTACACAGGCAGGTTTTAAAACGGAATACTGCGTGTTGCCTATACGTACTGAACGACTCAGCAAAACCACCGAGCACACTGTTATCGGTGTAAACGACAAATGGAATGATTGAATGTGTAATTGTGCATTTGTGTATTTGTTTAAATACACAAATGCACAATTACACAAACACACAAATGTTTGTTTAAACAAATGCACAAACAAACATTTAAACAAACGAACAATCAAATGAATAAACAAATAAACAATCATTTGTTTATTCATTTAAACATTTGTTTGTTTGAATGTTTGTTCGTTTGTTCATTCGTTTAAATGTTTATTTGTTTGTGTGTGCGTTTATTCGTTCATTTAAACAAATAAACAAGCATTTTGCTTTGTGAAGTGAGATTTAAATTTTAAATTTGCAGCGACAAACAAATAATGTATATCTGTAGGAATGCTCATCTGTGAGTTTGTGCATTGGTGCATTTGTGAAAATGTTCATTTGTGGAATTGTGCATTTGTGTATTTGTTTGTTTACACATTCAAACGAATAAACAATTAAACATTTAATACTTAAAGAATTATGGCAATGGAAAGATTAAAAGAAGTACTTGCTTTTGTAAATCACAAAGGCGGAGTGGGTAAGACCACCACAGTTCAAAATTTAGCTACTGGCTTGTGCTTATTTGGTAAAGGACACTTTGGCAATGATGCCAAAGGCAAGCAGCGTGCGCCTCGTGTACTTATCATCGACCTCGACCCCCAATCGTGTGCATCCTTCCTTTTTGGCTGGAGCGAAACGCAACAGGTGGGCAAACCTACCTTGTATGATGCACTTGTGCAACAAGGTCAATTACCCGTATATAAGGTGCGCGATAACATATACCTTGCTCCTTCATCAAGCAAACTGATTGGTATTGAACCCTTCTTGAACCAAATGGCTGTACCTCGCAAAGCTCTTTGCAAATTGTTGGCTAAGCCTTTGGCAGAAATGCAAGGCACCGACTTGGCTGACGAGGGTGTAACGAATGTAGCCGAGGCTTTCGATTACGTGCTCATAGATTGTCCTCCGGCGATGTCATTGCTCACCTACAATGCCTTAACAGCAGCAACCAGTGTAGTGTTACCCGTGCAGTTGGAGATGTTGGCAACAAAAGGTCTTGCCGAGATTATTAACGCGGTGAAGGAAACACGCGAGGATTTAAATCCTAACCTGGATATTCGCGGTTTGCTTATGGTAATGAGTAACGACCAAACCAATGCTACAAAGCAGTTCAAGCAATATTTAGGCGAGAAGTTTGAAAATTACATGTTCGACTCCTATACGCGCAGAGATACAAAGATGGTAGAGGCACAAGCCATGAACCAAGACATCTTTACGTATGCACCTTATAGTAGGGTAGGGCTGGACTATAAGAAATTTACAGAAGAAATTTTGGAGAGCATGCCCGACTAATCACACGTTATAATCACACAAAAAAATCACCGATATGGCACGAAAGCAAGAACGTAAATACATATCATTCAACCTCGCAGAATCACAAGTAGTAAAGGAGAATGAACGCATTTTAAATAAGGCTACCACACCGCAGCAAACGCAAACACCCGTAGCTCCGGTATCTGAAGCGACAGAACAAACCGAAGCCGCAGAACCTGCCGAAGCAGTTGCTCCGATTGTTCAACCGCAACCGCAAGTGCAACAACCAGAACCGCAAGTGCAACAGCAACCAATCGCGCAAACAGCCAAACCCATAGGCATGACATCTGCTGGCAATCGTTCAAAGCGAACTGAGCAAGGCATTACCGTGATTGTTCCGATGGAATATTACGAGCAAATTGCGCTGATGAAAATGCGTACAGGTATTCCCATTCGCGACATTGCGCTGCAAGCCGTTATTGAGTTTGTGGATAAGCATAAGAACGATTAAGGTAAATTACTTTAGTAGCAGTTTACCTTATGAGTTTTTCTAATAGAAGAATAAGTTAGGTAAACTGCTACTAAAGTAGTTTACCTAAAAGTGCAAAATGTAAACAGGTACTAAAGTGGTTTACCTAAACGCGGTAAAACAGGTAAACAGGTACTAAAGTAGTTTACCTATTTACTAAGGTAGTTTACCCTTCTTATTTAATATAAAGAATATAGAAAAGAAAAATGTTTCTCTTTATATTTATATTATAGGGGATTTGCATATTCACTGAAAATCAACAGTTTAGGACGTTGCGCGGTAAACTACTTTAGTACCTATTCACCCAAATAAGTACTAAGCAGGTAAACTACTTTAGTACCAGTTTACCTGCTTACTTAACCAAAAATGGTCATGGATAGTAAAGATATAATACAATCGAATTGGATAAACACGCCATTTTCATATACACGGATTAGCAAAAATCTTACACTTTTGCAACAAGCTGTGTTAGTAAAGGTGTCAGAACATTTACAGCCTTATATCAAAGAATTTTTTGGATCTGATTTATGCAAATCTAAAAAGGTGCCCAGAGGCTTATTTTCTGAAGCTGTAAAAAATTCGGGTATTTTGCAATTCAGTATCTCCTATGCTGAGTTAGGTGTTTCCATCAACAATTACTATTCGGCAGCGAAAGCCGTAGAGGAGGTGTTGAAAATACAAGTAGATGCACCAGGCAAAGATGAGAATGGTAAGGATGCAATGATAAAATACAATGTGTTTACACAGGGTTCTATGTCGTCTGACAATAATACAGGCGTGGTGTTTGGACTTAACCCCGAGGTGGTTGACCGCGTGTTTGATATGTCGCAAGATTATGTGTCGCATCCCGACAATATAGCTCTAATTGGTGAAGTGGAGCGCATGCCCATGATTTACTATTTGTTGCGCGTAAGTAGTGGGCATAAATGGAACAATCGCACCGTAGACCTTACCGTAAACAAAATTAAGGAATACCTTGGTATGATTACTTGGGCAAACGGACGTGTGCTAAAAGAGGCTTATCCGAAGTATTCGCAATTTCGCAAAAAGGTAATTGAAACAAGTATTGACGACATCAATCGATTAAAGCGAAAAGGGTTGCTTGATGTGTGCGTAAGTTTTGAACCTGTCTATAATGGCAAGCGCAAAGTAGGTAATCCCGCTTTCATTCGTTTTCGCATTTTCAACACCATTGAGGAAATGGAAAGGAGCACAATGCCCGAAGGCGCAAATCAGCTATTCACCGAAAGCAACCCCGCCACACCTCCCGAACCCGAAGTAAAAGATTACCCTGGGCATTGGGCAGCGCAATGGCAAGCTTTGCTCGAGCAATATAATGGTGCATTAAAGCCATACTTGTTGCAAGCGGAACACTATGGCGCAAGCGAAGCAGGCTTCATGTCAATACGTTTTGCAGATAAGCAAACATTAGATGCCTTTAATGCCGCATGCAATGCGCCACAATATAAACAAGACTATGAAGAATTGATGCGCTTGCTGGCTTCACTCATTGGTCCTAACTATGCTCGCGTTTTAGTGCGTGGCGTCAAGTAGAACATTTTAAAGTAGAAAATACATGGAAAGAAAGTTTTTTAAAAATAGCGTATTGTCAATATTGGTAAGCATTAGCTTTTGTGTAGGCTTAACCTCTTGCAGTAGCGACGGTGACGGGACTATTGGTGTCAATTTCTACGAGATTGAAAACTATCTGTACGGCAAGCGGTGGACTTTTAGAGAAGCTTATATGAGCGGAAGTGACGCCCAATATTCATTCTTTCGCAACCATCTTGTAATGGATTTTAGGCGTCCGGGTAAATTAACATCAGGCATGCTCACTTATGGCCCCGACTATTTCTTTGGCACATGGCATACGGATGGAAATAAACTCTTAACCACATTTACGGTGGGAACGTATCAGACCTCCGACCTGGAGAACTTGCTTCGTGGAACGCTCACCGTGACTGAACTTGCGAGTGATGGGCTTCAAGTAACTTGTAAGGATTCAGTTGGTGAAACGTACTATTTTCAACATACGAATGACTTTGGGGCGGGGAAGACGTCTTTTACCGACAACACAGATGCTTCTGCCCACGATGGAGCCTTGCGGGGCACATGGGAAATGACAGCTTATAAAGGAGAAGATTCTACCCCATTTGATTTAACCATAATGGTCGATAAAAAAGGAAATGTTAGGTTTGTAGCCGAGAGTGAAGGCATAGACTTTACAACCACTTACACAACAAAGAATGGGCATGTAACCTTTACACATTTCCTTACCCCTAATAGTCCGCAGTATTCGTTTATCTACATCCGAAGCGATAAAATGCTGGAGTTCTTCTCCGAAACGAATGCAATACCAATTACAAGATGGTTTAAAAAATAGTTTTTTCAAATTACACCGCATTGTTCGAAAAGGCAGTGCGGTGTTTTTTTGTCCGTATTGTTTGCGCTCAATGCCTTAAATTTGCCCTATCATTTAAAACCCCAAACAATTATGCGTAAACACAACAATTTATTTCTATCCTTGACGTTATTGTCCGTCATTTTATTCACTGCTTGTGTGTCGTCACGCACCATCGAGCATCATGTGTCAACCGTTACAGAGGATAGCACAACATTGTCTATTGCCGATAGCGCAAAGATGGTAGAGGTGCAGACAGGTGCCACATCTACAACCCTTACCGACAGCACACACTTTACGGCAGATGTTTGCGAAACAGATACGAGCGAAGAAACCATTACGGAGCAAATTACTGAAACCTACGACACCGAAGGACACAAAACCGTCATAACTCATCGCACCATTCAGCGCAAGGGTAATCGTGCCAAACAAACGCAAGTAGATGGCTCGTTCCTTCATCAAGAGCAAGCCTTGAAGCAATACATAGACAGTTTGAGCCGTGAATGGCGAACCAAATTAAATGCCCAGCAAAAGTCTTTAGAGAAGAATGACAGTATCAACAATGTTGCTGAAAAAAATACCTCAGATATTAAACCCAAGACAGGGTGGGGGAGAGCAAAGCGAATCCTTTGGGTGGTCGTGCTCTTTTGCTTATTGATATGGGCTATTTGGTATGATAAAAAACATTAGTGATTATGAGCAAGAGAAACCAACAAGATTATGAAGTCAGCGAAAAAGCAGAGGTTACGCTGCAAGACTTTGTGATACCCTCTAAGATACAAGCATTCTGTATTCAGTATCAACCGCAAGATCATTGGACGGAAGATTGCGATGTGTTTACCGATTATCAATTACGCACTTATTTTAAAGCCGTGGTTTGTCCTTTGGGCGACCCTTTGTCGCTTTACTTGCAAGAACTCGAAATGCGTGGTTTTAAAATGCGTAATGACGAGTGTGGCGAACCCGTTATTTATTGTAGACCCAAATAATTTTTTAAAAGATAAAGCTTCATGAAAAAAGCAAAACATTACTATTCGGCTACTGCCGAGAGTGAAACAGGCAAGCGTTTGCAAGCGTTTATGAAAAAATGTGCAGCTGCCGAAGAACAAGCCCGTCAGTGGGCAGAAAAGATTGGTGCCGACCACTATTATGAGTCGCCAAATGGCATGGCTGGCGGTGTAGGTGCTGTGGAGTTTGACAATACTTTGTCGAAAGAGGGTTGGGAAAAAGTGGTTACCCCCGATGGACGCATCTTGTTCTATCCGGAACCTAACTCGGATGTTGAAAAAGAGATGTTCGCCCTTCCAGTGGTGAGCGAAACGGAATTGATTGGTATTCTCCGTTTTGTTCACGATAACAAAAAAGAAGGTCAGTTGCCTATGTACACCTTTGGCAACGAAACGCCCATCATATTTCTTCATCATGGATTGTGGTACATAGAGGTGCCTTATCAGTCAGCCGACACCACACTTACCCCGATTAAAGAAAAAGAATTTTACCGCAGACGATTGGCGGCGGTAAACGAAAGATAGCATGCCATTGCTACCTATTTAAAATAAAAGGTTGGAACGAATTGTCTATTTCGTTCCAACCTTTTTGTTGTTTTGTTCTAACGATTTAACCAAAAGGTTCTAACCTTTCGGCTAAAAGGTTAGAACCTCCTGTAAAGTCAGGTCGATAAACCTTTAGCGAATGGTCACGGTTCTGCTACCATAGTGTTATACCCTTTGTTTCGCATTCTTTCTTCTTGAAGTTGTTTGGTCAGTGCTTTAATTTGTGCTTGTTGCGCTTTGATAATGTCGAGCATGTTTTGTTGTTGTTTAAGATGCTCAGCTTCGTTTGTGGCGTGTTGTTGCTGAAGTGCGATAAGCGAAAGCAAATTTGTGCCGACCTCTGTTTGCGGAGTGTCGTCATCGGATGTTTCGTTCTTCGCGATTGTTTCCGCATCTGTGATTGGCGCAGCCTCTGTTTGCTCCTCCTTGCATGGAGTGAAAGCAATCACGTTGGGAAGAATAGATGGAACAATTTTTACGTTCGTTGGGTCTAATGGCTTTCGCTCGCCAGGCTGTCTAAGGGCAGGGTCGGTAGTGTACCCTCCATCGGGTTCGAACTGTGCCGATGTAGGAATATACACTTTGTCTTTGAACGGTTCGCCTGTGTTGCAAATAAACGCTTCGATAGGGATTTGAAATGAGTTGCAAAATCGCAGTAGTGTAACAATCGGCATGGCGCACAACTTTTGTTCCCATGAGCGCAGACTATTGTTCGATTTCGAGCCAACGGCTTGAAGAATGGTGTTAACGGGAAGCTGGGCATTTGCCTCCATCCATTCTGTGAGGTACGAGTAATTGTATCTATACAGCATAGTTCTCTATTGTTTTAGGTTATTAAATAAGCTAAATATCGAAAAATCCGAAAATTTTTCAATACCAACTATTGATATTTCAAATCTAATTATTAAATTTGCAACGAAATTAAAAATTAAAAATAGAATGACCAAAGAAATTCTCCATAAAATTCTTAAAGAAGGAACAGCTTTAGATATTAACGCTATTCCGGTCGAATCAAAAAAGGCGATGCAAAACTTTTTTATGGATTTTGGTTTTTCAGTTTCCACATTTTACCTTCGATTTTTCCAAAAAGGATTTTCGGAATGGGAAATTGTGGGCATTGAAAAATGTAAAAATCAATTTTTAGCTTTGCCTGACGTGGCGCAGTGTCTGCTCGATTACGTTGAAACAGACGTGCTTGGCGCAACGCTTGGCGATAAAGGTTACCTCTACACATTGGCTCAGTGCGACAAACCCAATGTTTTTTACTCGTGTCTGAAAAAAGCGCAAGGTGGACTTTGCGTAAGGTTTAGCGAGTTTATGGCGCAAAAGGGTATGAGTTCGGGCACCACCATCAAGCGTTTTACCGAAGAAAATTGGAAACCTTGGGAGAGTGTGGGCATTCAGTCTTTGTTAGATCAATATATAGCTTCACGTAATGATTGATATAACCTTCGACTTAGAAACTTGTTCGCTCTGCCCCACAGCTGCCGTAATGAGCATTGGGGCTGTGGCATGGAACCGAAATGGCGAAGATACCCCTTTCTTTGATGAAAGGAAACCAATCGCTTATCCCACATTTTCAGCACACGTAGACTTACGCGGTATGTTTATTGATGGCTTTACGTTTGATGCTGCTACTGCCCAATGGTGGTCAGAACGTAGCGACGAAGCCAAGTATGCTGTGTTGGATGACGATAACGAGGGTATGCCTTGCTCGCCTATTCAAACAGTCTTGAAAGATTTTTTCCGCTGGATTGACTATGTAAAAAAGGCTTGTAACGCAACCGAGGTAAATCTTTGGTGCCAAGGCACAGACTTCGACATGGCTATTTTGTGCAACATTTGCTATAAATACCACATCGACATTCCAATTAGTCATAACAATTTCCGCGACCACCGAACATTCTACATGGAAGGTGCAGCTCACATTTGCAGATTATCTGGTGCAGAGTTTGCACCCGACAAAGCTTATGATTTGGTAGACGCTTACGAAGCATCAGGTGCAGCACACGACCCACTGTATGATTGCCGAAAGAGCATTCATAGCACTTGGCAAATGATGAAGAACCTAAGTTGTTTGCCCAATAACGACTCATAACATATAACTATGTCATCACAATTTCGCTATGCGTTTGCGCCTTACATTCCCAATCTGAAGCATAAGAAAAAAAAGACGGGGCGTCCCATCGTTCACGATTATCTGCACCGCATTGCATACACCGAAACTATGCGAGGCAATGAGGATGAAATTCAAACCCTCTTGTTTTACGGAGCACCCTTTGCTTTGCTAAAAGACGCCTGCTGTTACATTCATAAAATGATGAACGGAAAGGTAGGCGACCTCAAAATAAAGTTAGAGCATTCGTGCCGATATAAGAATGGCAAATGTTACTGGCGTTATGCGGTGAGTGTGATTGACCTTGACGAACACTTCATTTCGTTTAAGGAATTTACTTTGTTATTGATAGCCCATATTAGGAATATCTGTATTTGCTCTATTCGGCATTACAGGACTGAAACGTTCCTAAACTTATAATAATCATTTATGCAATTCCACCCAATCATAAATCGTCTTGCCAACCTTCCGCTGACTTACCTTGTGAAGCCAGCCGAGGAACAGCATTTTCAAGGACAGACTGCGTGTTTCTGTCCCTTCTGCCAAAAGAAGGGAACCGAGGATGCCGATGCTCCGTCGGACGATAAGGCAAAGGCAGGACAGACACCGCACTTCATTATCTACAATGACGAGCGTGGCGGTCTTTACAATGGGGTAGGGGTTGATGGCGATACGCAAGCCAAGCACGGAGCCGTGCGCTGGATGTGCACAAAAACAGGCAAGCAAGGCTATGGTGCTTTAGAACTTTATGCCGCCATGCGCAATTTACCCATGCACGGAGCCAGTTTGTTGCGATTGTGCAAAGACTTGGTAGTTCGGGTATATGGAGACACTGATGAAACGCGTGCGGTGTTCCCCATGTTGTTTGGCAAAATGGACTACCGAACCATTGCACCGCAGACGATAGACACCTTCTCGTTTATGCCGAAGATGGACTTTAATCCGCAAGAACTTGCCGCACTCGGTTGTGAGGTTACGTTGGTAAGAGGCATTCCCACTTTTGGTTTTGGCAAGGATTTTACCACCGACATGCTCAACAAAGATTTCCGCATTTATGCCGTTGATAGTGTTACGCTACCTAACGTAGTGCGTGAAGGCAAGCAAGTGAGCGAGGTCATTTATGGCACTCCGTGGAATCCACTTTTCGTTTGCTTTGCTACCGATGTCATAGCACCGCAAGGTTCATGTGGCTGTCTGTTCCGTCCGGCAATGAAAGGAGACCCAATCGTCTTTTCTACTTGCGACGACCACAGTGTGCGCAAGGTTAGCCGTTGGCTCATGGGCGATAAGGTTTTTACCTATGCTATGGATAATCGCGATAGTGCATCTACTGCCGTACATGCAGCCATTGATAAGTTTGATCCGAACGAGCAATACACCGACATACGAGATGTTTGGGTGGAGAACGAAACTAAGGATGGCGAGCCGAAAGGCACGTTTCGTTTGGAACAAGAAAAAATAAGGCCTTCCGACGTAAAATCTCGCAACATCGTGTTCTGCCGCACTCCTGAAGATGCTATTAGCGTGTATTACGCGCTGCGTTCGCTTCGTATCGACAAAGAGCACGATCCGCATTTCCAAAAATTCTGTTGGTATCACGTAGCCTTCAGCATAGGTAGAAGGAATTTCTGGTATATCGACCGCGGACAATGGCGACAAGAGAAACTTGACTTCAACGCCATACAATATCAAAAGATGAAACGCTTTGCTGAGCGTATCATTATGCTTTACCCAAATGATATTGCCAGTCAACGCGATTGCGGAGCCATTGCAACTAAATATAGCGACTTGTGCTATGCCATGTTGCCCGAGGCTTTCCGCTCACGTTACAATCAGCGTTGGCAATGGTTGTATGGTTGCTCACCTCGTTCTGTGCGCGATTACATGATAGCCTACCGCATGACCGACGAGGATAATTTTAAGTTCGACCACGACCTTCGCATACCACTCTACTCGCGTTTGCGTGGCGCAAAGAACACCGACCCATTTGAAATTGAATATCCGCGTGATCCGCGAAGTGGCAAACCTAAGCCACCTACTTGCAAGGTATCACCTTCTAAGGTTTGGCTCTTTATGTCGGCACACGGATATTACCGCATGATAGATCCTGAAAGCACCGACCTTGTAGGACAGTACATTCACCTCGACCGTTGCTTTGTGGAATATATAGAAAGCAACAGTATCATTCAGGCTATGAAGAATTTGTTGCTGGAATTTATTGAACAATGTTGGCGACACAACGACCTCGAGCAACGCCTTATGTCGGACTGTGCCAACATGGTAGATAAGACTTTTTCCGAGAAGAGTGCAGGTGGTTTACTGTCTATGGTGATTGATTTTGCCGATGCTTTTAATGCCAAGACGGAATATTTCTACTTCCGCAATGTGGCTTTAAAGATAACGCCCGAAGCTATTACGCCAGTCAGTTATGACAGTATAAATTTCTTCATTCCTGCTCTGGCTCGTAAACCATACGATTTCACGATGCGTGCATTTAAGCCTCCATTTGCGATAAGGGAGAGTCAGGAGTATATTGATAAGAAGAAGTCCATTGAGGCAAAAGAGGCTATGCGCAACGAGGACGATTCGCCTGTATTCTCTATCATCGAGGTGGGACAAATGAAAGCTGAACTTGCTGAGTGGGCGCAAACATACCGTTGGCAGGTAGATTGGAACGGCAAGCGTGAGCAAGACTTGTGGCCTTCATTGCGTATCATTCGCGGTTGTGCTAATACCTTGTGGGAGGAGGAGCAGGACTCCATCCGTAAAAAGCAACAGATGTCTGAGGATGACATAGCGGTTATCAATAGTCATTTCGTGAACCTGATTTCAGGAATAGGTCGTGTTTGCTTCCGAACATGGGACAAGATGGAGAACGTCTGCCCATATCTGCTCGAGGACTCTATTCCAGATGAGAAGCAGGCTACGGGTGGTTCAGGCAAGTCGTGGGTGATAAATACTTTCGTCGGTGCTGCCGTTAATGTGTTCAGCGTTGATATGCGACATTTTAAGGATATTGGCGATGCGCGATTTGTCCTTACAGACATCATCAAATACCCTGGTAAGTTCAGAGTGGTTCACTGGGAAGACAAACCGAGAAGTTTCCCCTTGGATTATTTCTACGTGCAGATAACGGGTGGAACGAGTGCTGAGCGAAAGAATAGCGATGCTGTTTCCTTTAAAATGAAGGACTCGCCTCTGCATGTTATCACGTCTAACTATCCGTTGTCGGATGATGCCTCGTCTACAATCGGACGTTTTCCTTTAGTAAGTTTCTCAAACCGATTTGCACGTGAGAATCCACAAAAGCGACAACCGGCACGCATGATGAGCGATCTGATGAAAGGGTTCAGTAAAAACCCAGAAGACTTGTCCGACACAGACCGCAATCAGATTATATATATCTGTGCTTTAGCGGTTCAGTTCCTGATGCGTTACCACACCTTTGCCATTGCACCGCAAGAGAATGTGCGTCGCCGACAAATGGTGCAGAAACTCACCGAGAACATTGTGAACTATTTTGAATGGTTCTTCTCGCAGTCTGAGATTTATGGTGTACCCATTTGTACTGACGAGATGTTTAACGACTTTCTTCGCAACTGGGCAGACGCCAGTGAGGGAAAATCGAAAGAGTATAGCCGAGCCACTTTTAAAAAGAAAATTTACGACTATTGCGAGAACATGGGCATTACTTGCAACCCCAAAAACCTCTTTGAGAACGATTCCGATAAGCACCGCAAATGTTTTAAATTGCAAGCATGGGTTACACAAGAGTATTTTGTGGGGCGTGAGTGGGAAAACGACAAAACCGTTTCGCCTAAATACATTCGCTACTTGCAAACGTCAAAACATGTGTTCTTCTTCTACCGACCTGGTAAGGATAAAGTACCCAAGGACTACAAAGAGCTCAAAAGCATTGCTCGCAAGTTTGCCGAACAACCCGATCCTTTACCATGTCGCGATGAAGATGGCAAGATTGTGAAGCTCACTGACGAAGAACAAACCAGGTGGGACAACTTCATGTCGCGCAAGCAAGGCAAACGCATGGTTATTAGCAACACTGACAACCAAGCCGCTCAATCGGTTGCTCAAATCAAAGAGGAGGATTTACCCTTCTAATAACAACGAAACAAAAACAAACAAATAAACTCAAACAATTATGGCAAGTTACAACGGGAGTATTGACCTCCTTGCGCTCAATGGCGCACAAGTTTTTACAGGTATCGACCAAGAGAACCCCACACGTGCATTTGTATGTGTTCCAGTTGACTTAAACGAAATCAGACTGACCACATCACGCAATGATGCAACCAAGCAAATTGCAGGACTGCGCGTCAACATTTGGCCACTCCACGAGGAATATAAAAATGCCGTTCGTCGAAAGGCACAAGAGCGAGGCGACAACAATGTGAATGTGCCAACGCACGAGATGAAAATCTCTTACACTACCGAATTTGTGAAATACATTGCTAAGTCATTCCCTAATTTGGTAGAACAAGTAAAGGATCAGAACAAAGAGCGCGACCCAAGTATTGTGACGCAAGATGTGCAAGACGAAAATAGCCATTTGTTTAAGGCACTTCGCAACCGCATGAACAAGCGTTTGGCTATGCTCTATCAACCACAGAGCAATGCGCAGCAAACAGCCTATCCACAGCAAGCCTACAATGCTGCAAGCAATGCTACCGCTTATGTGGCACCTGCCAATAACGATAATACACAACCGCAATGGGGTGAGAACTTCAATGAAGAAGACCTCCCCTTCTAACAAACCTTTTAAAAGAACCCCATAATGAAACTTCAAGCTCAATCATCTAAAGCCCTTCACACTGCCTTATGCAAGGCTGCAAAGTGTATTGCCAGCAAGAACTCGTTAACCATTCTCGACAATGTGTTGCTTACTTGCAAGGGTGAAAACAACTTCTACTTCATTTCGGCATCCAGCAGTTCGCAGCTCACTATTCCCGCACCTTTAACCTTGTTTGAAGGTACGTTCGAAGCTCCCGTTGCTTTGCCAATAAAAACCTTTATTCCCTTCCTCGCTACTTTGCCCGATTGCACAATTTCAATGAGTTTCGACAAAAATAGCAGTTCCATTGCGCTTACTTATTGCACCGATAGCAACGGCAATACTAAGGAGGGTAAGGCTTCAATTCCTTTCCTCGATGGTACGGAATTTCCGAAGCTCGTTGAACCCAAGGACGAAACAACCAAATTGGTACTTCCGTTCCCATTCTTCAATGAAGTGCTTGCACACTCAGCCAACTTTACAGCAAAAGACGATTTGCGTCCACAGCTCACTTGCCTTTGCATGGATGTAGCCGAGGATCGTTCAAGTCTTTACTTAGTGGCTACCGATGGTCAAGCACTTATTCGCACCACTTATTCTAACAATCCTGCTACTGGTGGTAGCGAGTTTTTTAAAGGAGGCTCGCCTCGTACATTGCTTTTTCCGCAGGCGTTCTTCCGCACCATGTCTGTATTCGATGGTTGCGACGTTGTGGAAATTGAGAGCGATGCACGCACCCTTAAATTCACAGCCAACGACATTGAGTTTGTTTGCAAGTCTATGGATGGGCGTTATCCCAACTACGGTTCGGTTATTCCCAAGGGTAGTCCTTATTTTATTTCATTCAATAAAAAGGAAATGCTCGAAATCATTAAGCGTGTAAGCATTTTTGGCGATAAGAACCAAAACGGACTCATGTTTACTAAGAACGGCATGTTCCTTGATGTTTCGGCAAAGGATGTGGACTTTTCAACCGCAGCCGACGACCAAGTGTTTATTGTAGACTCACAATGCGATGAGCAATTCAGAATTTGTGTGAATGCAGGTCGCATAGAAGACTCACTCAACGCTATCAATTCAGACAACGTGCGCATGCAGCTTTCAGCTCCAGACCGAGCCATTCTGATTACAGCTGACGATCCAGCACCCAAAGTACTCACGCTTTGTATGCCAATGCTCTTCGATTAACCACAACCCACAAAACCTAAACTCAGAACAATGGAAGATACTTTATTATTCATTCCGCCTTGTTGCGTAGACCGCAAATTGCCAAGGGCTATCATGCAAGCCCCCTACCGTTCGCTCACGTTCTACACCCATAGCGATGTCACCCTTGAAAAGTTTTATCGTGCCGTGGGTTATATGTTAGAACAGTCGCACACGATGGTAGTAAGCATGACCTTTATTGCAGCCGAAACGATGGCGTTCCTTCTGCAATGCTTTGAGCGTGGTTGGATCAACTCTTTGGTATTGTCAACCTCTAAAGATAGTTCGGCAATGGTTGATAAGTATCTTTCCGACTATAAGAATAAGGTGTTATATGTGCAGCACCGAGATGCGACAGATTGGGCATCCCACTTAGTTCTGTATTCCGTAGACAAGGCATTGATTATTGAAGGTCCTATGTACTCTCGCACCATGAGTGCCGGACTAACCACTTATCATGCCACATTCTACCCCATATTGTCAACATATTCTAATAGTCAGGATTGGGGCAACCCTTTGCGCAATGCGCTCTTTCCTGATGTGCTTCGTCACCGTCAAGGCGCAAAGCAGAGCAAGCGCACCGACCTTTGTTCTGAGTTAACTCATTTTCTTAATGTAGAATTTCCGCCTTATGAATAGTCGTCCACAACAATCCTACACCAACCTTCGCCAATACACCGAAAAGTGGCAATGGATTGACCCTCGCAGCCATCAGCTTGTTACGGGATATGTGCATCCGCAGAGTGCCACCAAGGTTGAGCGACACCCTTTCTACATCAAGTTCCTTACCAAAACAGGGCATGTAGACGAGGGCAACTGTATTTGTCTTTCAGTCAACACGCTCACGCACCAACGCAGAGTGCAGTTTATTGAGAGCAAAGAATTTAGGTGGGTCAACGACATCTTAGTGTTAGAGGTGGATGGCACCCGATTTATTACGCATTGATTTGTTTCATTTTATTATTATTGGATTAGGTTATAACGCGTTTCCGGTTTGTGAAAATAGGGAAGGTCTTTTAAAAACAACTTACAACTATGTGGAACTTTTTTAAACGAAATAAACAGAAAAAGCAGTTGCGTGAAATTCGCAACCTGTCAACTATGTTTGGCATACTCGACCAGTTATCAAAGCGAGGCAACATCTACTGGAAAGAGAAAGACAACATCTTGCTTATTGAAGAGCGTTTTGCCCTACTTAAAATAGCCGAGGGTAAAGAAGGCTTTCAAAAGTTTCTTGAACAGGTAGCAACTTGGCAAAACTACAAACTCATTACCACTGCTTACGAACAGCGTGTGTTGGAGATTGAAACTGAAGCAGTGCGCCATGCACAGCAAGACAATCCCAATCTGACCAATGCCGACATCTACCGCATTCGTCAGCATGCTCGCACTACGATGAGCGAAATCAAACCCGAAACGCTTGACGTCATTCGCGAGTTCGACATCATGATTATACGTGCCACAGCACCTTCGGCTAAGGATGCCACCCAAGAGAACGGACAACTGCTTGCCGTTGGTCATTTCGATGGCATACAAGTAGAAATGGCAATGTACGAAGATGTGAAACACGTTCTGCATAACGAAGAATAAACAGCACCTATGGAAGCACTTTTATTTTTCTTTGGTTTTATGGCTGCTATAGGTTCCATTGCATTCATTGTTACCTTGGGTGTGGCGTATTACTATTTAAAGGATAAGGAGGACGAATTATGATAAACAAACTCAAAACAAAACTCATTCATTGGTTAGGTGGTTACACCGAAGCAGAGCAACGCGAAAATGGTAGAGAATCTTACGACATAGGTGTGCAAACCATGTTGTATAACTTGAAGGTCTTTGCTGATCGGCTAAACGGTCTCCCTGCCGATGATTGGTGCAAAAAAATGTACGAACGCATTGAGCAAGGTCTTCAGTGCAGAGAGGAAGGCACACATTCACATTAACCACATTTAAACCCCAAACACCTTATGAGCAACCTTATATTATTTGCGCTTATGATTCTTGTTGTCAACGTAACCATTGGTGTTATCGCGTACAACTGCGGTTACAAAGACAGTTTAAGTGAACTGAAAGCCGAAAAAGATGCTTCCTACACTAAAGGTCGCGACGATGGCTATACCGAAGGCTACAAATGCGGACTCACCCAAGGACGCGAAATTGGCAAGAAAGAAGGTCGTGCCGAAGGCTTCGCCGATGGCAAGATTTATGGAGCGCAACAGTCGTACAACGAAGAAGCCCTACGCTCAATGGGCTTGACGTTTACAAACGACCAAAACATCAATTCCAATAAAAACAAGTAGCTTATGTCTGCCCAACCCAAATCCTCACAAGGCATGCCTGCTGTGCTTGCTCACTATTTGCCTTCTACTCACGAGGTGCGTTGTCTCGACGATCTTTCTGAAATATTCCTTACTACACACAACCGCATACTGGCAGAGAGCAACACACGCGACATGGATTTTATCGTCAAAGAAAAAGAACTGCGCTTAAACTTTGACAGTGCCATTCACGACCTGGAGCAGAAGTGCAAGGAAATGCAAGACCAACTGCACCAACTTCTTTTGCAACGCGAAAATGCCCTACATTCCCTTCGTTCCGACCACAATGCCTACCAAGAGGAAGTGAAAATGCGTTTGCTCATGCTCAACATTTGGTTGCGCGACCAACGCAAACAGTTCAACGAACAACAAGCGCAAGAACGGGAGGCAGAACAATGAGCGTACCCCCTAACAAGTCTATCATCTCAAAGCCAAAATACCCCATTCCTCTAAAGTCTACATCTGGCTTTCCTAAGTATTGCCTCGAGGGTGAGGTAAAGGAAAAGTTTTTCGAACTCTATCCCACACACACCCACCCCGAGCTTATGCAACTCTTTGGTGTGAGTTATTCCACCATTGCGCGTTTCGCTAAGCAGTATGGCTTACAGAAGAACATCGAGGTTATTAAGAGCAAAAGAATAAAGGCTATCAAGAAAACTTGCACCGAGAATGGCTACTATGCCTCGTTGCGCGGTCGTCGTCCGAGCGAAGCATCGATCGAAGCTACCAAACGCATTCGTGCCGCAGGATTTTCTCCCTTAGCTGAGTTCAAAAAAAAGAACCCGAAGAAGTTTAAACGTATGTGCCAAACGTGGGCGGAAAAACGTAAAGATTTGGTTCGTCGCGATCGCTTACGCATGGAATACGATTTGCCAAGGCTCTCTAATTTACGATTGAAACTAAAGCCGCTTAGTCATGCAGCCTGCTGCCAAAAAGCGAATATGATAAAAAAGAAAAACTACTTTGCCGACCCCGACCATTCCGATTGGGTATGCTATGACAGCAAAACCGACCGTTCATCGCGTATGGAGGCAACCGCATACCGACATGGTTTATATGTAGTGGCTGGCGAGGAAGAAATAAACAACGAAACAAACGAAACATAATGGAAAAGCAAAAAAACATTGAAGAAGTAACGTGGTCTATTGAGAGACTCGATAATGGCATTACGATTGAGGACTCAGCTTCTTTGTCAAAAGAAGCTGCCGTTGAAGGCTCAGCCCCCGATGAGAAAGAAAACATTAAGCGTTTGTTGGGCGAATGGTTTTTTCAGGATTTAGATAATGCGTTTGCCCAACTGGAAACATCCAATGTGCGTGTAACCCTGCAATTCGAAGATGCTCTATGAAAACTTATACCCTCCCCACTTGCGAGCGTTGTGTTTTTTACAACTGCATCAGCAACGGATGCCGCGAACCCTCGTCCATTCATTATAAAGGCACCGTGAGTCCCTTTGCCCTTGCTTGCCATGCGTTCCTTTCCATTGCTCAGGTATTTAAACCTGTGAAGCGCAAAAAGTGGCACAAGGTAAAGTATAGGGACGATATGGAAACCCCTGGTGCACGTTTCATTTAACCCCTCCTATCTCTTATGAACTCATCTTCTAAAAACGCCCGACTTATTCAGCAGTTCTACGCTGCTTGCAACGCCCTTGCAAATGCTGTAAACGTGCAGTTATTTGATGGCATACGCGAACCCTATTGGGTAGCCAACGATATTGGCGGTACTTGCGATTTTGCAGACACCGACTTCCTTACCCCCGAAGAAATGGTACTCATCTTGAAAGCCAACCTCACCTATGATGAGTATGCCGAATGGCGCGACGCCAACATCAAGTATGGCGAAACTAAAGGCAACATCAATTTGAAATCGTGGCTAAAAGGTTGCCGATTTAGCATGATTGCCGATAAGCCGAAACCTCCAACCCCCAAGAACCAATGATAACGAAACTCAACTTCACCGACCACACCATTAAGAGTTATGCCATCAGAAAACTTACCCCCCCCGAATGCTTCCGATTGATGGGTGTGCGTCAGGACGTGATTAACGTGATGCAAAGCACCAATGCCCAAGCCGCCGAGCGTATGCCTGGCACTGAGGGTAAAGGCAAACCCACCGACATGGCAGTGTCGGTAAGCCAGCAATACAAGCAAGCAGGAAATAGCATTGTGGTGGATGTGCTCAAAGCCATTTACGCACAACTGTGGTACCCCAAACCGCCCCAACCACAAGCGCAGCTATTTATGTTCGATGCCTTCTTTCCTGAAGACGCTTTACCGCTACATCCGGTAGACACCCCAGAAGGCGAAAAAGTAATTATTACTACCTTTAGCGGATATGATTCCCAACTTATGGCAGCCGATGCCTTACGCGAGGATCATCCCAACTTTCAGTGGACGTGCATGGGGTGGAGCGACATCGACAAATATGCTTGCCAAATGCACAACATCGTTTTTCCGCAATATGCCGACCGTGCGTTAGGCGACATTACTAAAATAGATTGGCACAAGGTAAAGCAGTCGCTGCAAGGTCGCGAAGTAGACTTGTTTACTTATAGCAGTCCTTGCCAAGACATCAGCCAAGCCGGAAAGCAAATGGGACTGAAAGAGGGTAGTGACACACGTTCTGCCTTGCTTTGGCACGTAGCCGATGCCGTAGCAGTGTTAAAACCCAAATATCTGCTTCAAGAGAATGTAGCAGCTTTGGTTAGCGAAAAGTTCATGCCCGACTTTAAGTTATGGCTCGCCAAACTCGAAAGCCTGGGCTACGTCAACCGCTGGGCACGTCTCAATGCCAAAGACTATGGTGTGCCTCAGAACCGCGACCGCGTGTTCTGCCTATCCATGCGCCGTGATGTAGCCTTCGACTATCAGTTTCCAGAAGCCTTCCCCTTGCAAACGCGATTGGAGGATGTGTTAGACGAGGAAGTGTCAGAACGCTATTTTCTGAAAGATGATGCCGTGCGAAAGTTCTTGCAAGCCAATGACACCGACACCGCACTCTTTCTTCAGTTCGATCTTCCACCTACTCACGAGGCTGCTATGTTTCTCAAAACGTGGCTCACGCTGTGGATGCAAGCAGCCGATGGTTGGGAAATGACCTCTACAAGTCTTCAGCTCGCCCTTTATTCGGCAAAGCAGGAAATGGAGCTGTCTTATTCCGTGTTCAACGAAAAGGGAGTTTCGGCATTGGGCGAGAATTTTGCAAACCTTTATAAAGAGAATATGGAACGCAAAACTGATCACAAATAACATTCGCACTTCACATTTATAGTGTTGCTCTTACAGCAGCGCAACGCTATCCAACAATCAATAAAAAAAATCATTTATCACCCCCCCCCAAAAAAAAAAAGACTAAAGTAGTTAGAATTATGGATTTAAACATTGGAAAAAAAGTAATTATCCGTGGCGACCGCAGCGGAGTAGAGTTCGGAACACTTGCAGAACACAACGGCAGTGAAGTTACGCTTTATAACGCACGTCGCATTTGGTCTTGGGCTGGAGCAGCGTCCCTCTCTCAGCTCGCCACAGATGGCACGTCGAAACCCGAAGAATGCAAGTTTACCGTCAGGGTACAAAGCATTACCATTCTTGATGCCATAGAAATCATTCCTTGCTCTGACAAAGCAATCAAATCAATAGAAGGAGTGGAGGAATGGAAACTTTAGATACTCGCATCAAAGCATTTCTGAGCAAAACCTATGGCGATGGCTTTGGTCGTGGCTCTGGTGGTGTATTTGGTTATGGCGAAGGCTTTGGTTCAGGATGTGGCTCTGCCGATTTTCGTGGCAACAGTCGTTGTCTTTACGGTGTCTCTGGTAATTGCGACTCCTATGGCTATGGCGAAGGCGATGGTTATGGCAATGGTTACGGATCTGAATATGGCGAGGGTTGTGGATCTGGCTCTATCACAGGCTGTTACATAAAGGAACTGAATGGAAACAAGGTTTATTCCGTAGATGACATTCAAACGATTATCACATCAGTTCACGGCAACATCGCCCAAGGTTTTCTACTACACAGCGATCTTACCTTGCATCCTTGCTACATTGTCAAGGAACAAAATAAGTTTGCGCATGGCGAAACTTTGCACGATGCCTTCGCTGCCCTGCAAGAAAAACTCTACGACGACAGCACCGAAGAAGAGCGAATAGAAGCATTCCAAAAAAAGTTTCCCAACTATGACACGCCCTATCCCAACCGCGACCTTTTCACTTATCATCACGTTCTCACTGGCTCATGCCGAATGGGAAGAGAAAGTTTCTGTAAGGATAAGGGCATCAACCTTGATGATAGCACCACCGTCCGCGAGTTTGTTCGTCTTACAAAGGATAGCTATGGCTCAGAAACTATTCGCGAACTTCCACAAGCTTATGGAGTAGACGGGATAGATGAATGATTCCACAATCTTTTTAAATAAACAAAACAATGAGAGTAATCAAATTCAAAGGCAAGTGCATTGCCCCTAAATTCGAGGGAAAAATAGCATGTGGCTCGCTTCTTACATCTCCCGATGGAACGGAACGAATTTTTGAACACGACCACGACACGGTGTTCAATTATTTCAGTGTAGACCCTCAGACTATCTGTCAGTTCACTGGTTTCTTCGACAAGAACGGCAATGAAATTTATGAGGGTGACGTGTTGCGTTCGGACGAATATCCGTACAGTTACCTCAAAGACGACGAGCGCGACAACTACTTTGCTGTAGTGTATTATTGCGAGGAGGGAGCATGCTTCGCTATAGCAATGGCAATGAATCCGAAATCAGGCGTGAATGGTATTTCTGATGGCATTCTTGATGATGTCTCGCGACAGAAAATGAAGACTTTCGAGGTTGTTGGTAATATCAACGAACCCGAGTGGAAACAATACAGAGAGTATTTTCAGTCAGAATAAGCAAAAGATTCACACTTAATGATATACAACGAACAATAACAACAAAAAATGGAAACAAAAAAAGACAAATTGATGGAAGCCGTTCTCGACAACTTAGAAAAATGGGAAAATGCCGACGAACCGAATCGTCGTTACATTCTCGTAGCAGGTAGCGAAACTGGTGTTCAAACCATGTGCCATTGTTCGATGACAGACATGATTGTGATGCTGGGCATTCTCACACTCGATAGTCCGCAGTTCGCTTTAGCCATGAAAAAGGTTGCTGGACTCATCGACAGACTGATGCAGAGCGAAAACACCTACCAGAAGTTGAAAAAAGACAAAGACCTTTCAGTAATTACAAAGGACGAGTTGTTTATGAACTATTTCAAACACGCCGTTGAAAAGAGAGATGGCGATTTGGCAGCATTCTTTGCAAAAGGCTGTACCGCAAATCTTGATAACGACGACGATAACGATAACGACGAAGAACAATCTTAATGCTTAAACAACAAAAAATAATGACACAAACAAGATTTAAGAGAGTTCCATTCAACCTTGAATTGGCGAAGAAGATAACAAATAACGAAATCAAGGGACAAATTGTAACAATGGACGGACGCAAAGCACAAATTATTTGCTTTGATTGGCAGTCTACTGGATACCCGATTGCCGCTTTAGTTATCACTAACGGAGGAGAAGATTTGCATTCTTTTAGCGAAGGAGGGTGTTTTTTCATACATCATGGACACGCTTTAGACCTATACATAGAATTACCTATAGACTACAAAGACTATTCCAACTTTAAGCCACGAAAGTATCAATCTTGTTTGGTGAGAAATGGCGAGGATAGTCTTTGGGGCATTCAAGTGTACGCATATACTGATTATCAAGGTAAAATGCTGTTTTATGACGGTGAAGGCCATGTGAGACATTTTACTGATGTTCTCCCCCTATCCAAAGCAACCAAACACTTGCTTGGCACGGCTAAGAGCTACGAAGCAGTGATTAAATATCTTGATGCAGAATCAACTAAAAACGAACAACAATGAACATAGCAGCAATTTTGAAAAAATGCCCGAAAGGGACGAAACTTTACAGTCCAATCTATGGCGAACTCGAACTTGTAGGCGTTGATTATGATCAAAAATATCCTATTTCTTGTACACCGCTTGAAGCAAATGCTCCGCAAAACTTTGACTTTGTTTTAGAGGACGAAGTAACCTTTACAGAACATGGTAGGTATCTCAATTATTATCCCTATGCTGAATGTATGCTCTTTCCCTCAATAGACCAACGCGATTGGAGCAAGTTTGTAGTGCCCGATAAAGTGCCCAACCAAGAAACCAAATCTCAGTTTAAGCCCTTTGACAAGGTGCTTGTGCGAGATGTTGATGACGGTACATGGGTATGCGACATTTTTAGTCACATGGATAAGCGTGGCCGTTATTGTTGTGTTAACACGTATTGGGAACAGTGCATCCACTATGAAGGCAACGAACATCTTGTAGGAACCTCAAACAAACCCGAGTAGCAATGGAAAATAAACCTTTCGACTTTCACGAAATTAAAACCTTTGAGGACGCTTGCCGACATTTAGGCATTAGCGAAGATACTGAGCTTTTAGTAACATTCTCTGGCGATATGGAAGCATTTTTGCAGGCAAATGCGTTCTATAAGTTAATAATTATTCAAAAGGCTATTAACGATAACAAGTGGCGTGATAAGGAAGGCAGGAGCTATTATCCTTACAGGGAGCTTTACTCCAAAGAGAATATGGAGAGCATGAGTAAGGAGAAAAAACAGATACTTGGTGTAAAGCCGTTATCCCCTTGTGCTTTTACGAATAGTACGGGGATTTTGGGTGGTAGCAGTGCGTATGTGAATAATCGGTGTCATTATTGGGTTACTACTTTAAGTTTCCCCTTCTGCTTTAATAGCGAAGAAGCCGCCTTCTATGCAGCCCAGCAGTTTGAAGATTTGTTCTTCAAATACTACGGATTTAAAGTAAAATCATAAGTAACAATGAAAAAAATGCTTGCACTGCTTTGCGCATTGTCTACGTTTGTAGCACCCCTTGTTCTTGGTTTTTTGGCGATGCGTTGTGTTCACGATCGTATAGCCTTTATTGCCACTATGGTGCTTATGTTTAGTTTCTTCTCAATGCAAGGCATGCTCGAGCACCTGCTCACTGAGAATAACGAACTAAAAGACAAGCATGAAGTATAAACTCACCCAAGCCGCCCAACCTTTTCCGCTAAGTAGGGGGGGGTAAACGGCAAGCGGTAAATGTGACCAACGGGGGGTGTGCAGCCACCCTTACCACTCGTTACGAGAACATTGGGCCTACCAACATTCTCACGTTGGCACATTACCCCATGACGGTAGTGCTATATGAATATGAATAAAATAATCCTTAATGCCGCAAGTTGGGGGGGGGAATCTCTTGTTATCCCATACTATCAAAGCCAACTATTACAAGATGGGGGTGCGCAACTTCCTCTTTACTACTGGCAACGATGGCTTCGACGCCACGGCGGTAATGATTGAATATGATTAACCAACGTCCCTTAAATGTTTGTATGGGTGGGGTAGCCGTAACGCTTAACACCCGATATGAGCGGTTGTGCGTGGAACATCTTATGTCGCTCGCTCATTTTCCACGAACAGGAGTATTGATTGAATATGCTTAAAAAGAATGCGCGGCTTGAACGCATGGTTGCCCAAGGCTTCCGCCCAGGGCATGGCATTTGGATAGACACCTACAACCGACAATTCGGGGGGGTATTATCTACACCATATTGGCCGGAGTGAGCAGCCGTAACCATTATTATGTGTCAGTAGAATTATGAACGCTGAAATCCGCCCCATCATTCTTGGTCGTTACTCACCCTCGCAAAACGGCATCATCGTGTCGGCAAAGGGTATTGCGCTTTGCATAGCTGGGGGGTAAAGGTCATGATGTGGATAAACCTAAGATATTGATTGAATATAACTAAACAAACCAACATGAGTGAGTATTCTGAACACAAAAAAATAAAATCTCTGTGGTGCCCTATCACAGATGATGATTTCGACATTGATTTTAGCCTTCCGGTTTTGTTGTTTAGCGATGAAGGAAGCATCACTTTCGTAAAGTCGAAAGATGAATTGGAAGATTTTTTTGATGGGTGCGAGATTTTTGAAGATGACGGCAAATCCATCACAGACGATCTCAAGAATTTTTTTCGGAGATGTTACTTTGGGTATATGTATGTGGACGAAGCCTTCTTCAATGCTGTCGGGCCTTTCAAGGGCAAGTGCATCGAAGATGTTAAGGGGGCAACTGAAAGAACTTATATGTTCGTCATGTTCGACGATGGCGACATGGACGTACTGGATATTTTTGATTTCCGTCAAGACGGGACATTGTATTCTCATAGTCTGAGCCCCAAACCGTGTTCGTATTTTGTCAATCTCCACAGTGTGCCTGCTGCCACTCCTTTGGCATTGTTGATGTGACAGAATGATATTGATTGAATATGATTAGCCGTGCCGTGCTTGTGCATTATCGCACAGAAGAAGCCAAGCAATTTCGCAGATTGCATGGCGATAGGGGAGGGTGTAAGTATCAAGACAAACTACACCGCCCCAATCCGCAGCCATGGAGCAACACCATTAGCACCGTGACTAAGGACAATCTTTTGTGTACCACCTTTTCATAAAACAAAGAAAATATGACTAACCGAACACCCTTTGTGCAGCGCCACTCCAAAATATATCCCCGTCGGGGGGGTATTCCACCGCACTCTCCTCACGCTACGAGGCTTGGTCCGGCTTGTACGACGAGCATGGGCAACACACAATGATACTCATAACCTATGACTAAACGCACATACATTGGCTGGAGCCGCGACCGCGACGGCAAAGTTGTGTCGCGACCCGAAAAAACAGATGTGAGCAACGCCATAACCCAGGCCACTGGTGGCGCGCACACCTGCCAAGAGGACGGATTAGGCAACACCACGCCCTATGTGGTGTATGAATTTGAATAAATATGGGCAAATATCAAACAAAAAAAACACTTCGCTCATTATGCGCAAAAGCAGGCATTCGCTTGTATAAGCACAAACTGGATGGAGCGAGCTATCAACTTTGTGCTGGTGGATATGTGGTGAATGGTTATACCACCCAAGAACCTTTTCACGAAGTTGTGTATTACATGCAGAAGCAGTTGATACACCTTCTAAAATATGGTAGCGACAAAGACGGAGAAGATGGCACCTCTATTAGTTGGCATAAAGAGCGTACACCCGTTCCGCCACTATCCACCCCCATCAATCATTATATCTTAGGACGTGTTTTTACTTGTATGAGTTTAGAAGCCGATGCCGAATATCAAGCTTACTTAGATTTGCAACATTCTTAAATGAAACAAAAAAGCAATTATCCTCACATAATAGAAATAGACCCACAAATGCACACATTCGAATATAAATCTATCTTCATCTATAACGACGAAGACCCTATGCCTAAACTCAATGCAGAGGGAAAGCATGGATGGGAAGTGGTGTACATTGAGGATGGCTACAACCGCAAGGTGTGGCTGAAGCGAAAGATGACGAGAGTAACAATCGATTTTTCAGAGTCACCGAAAATGTCAGATTATCGCGACTTTCTCCCTAAACGTAAACCCTAATTAAAAACATAAATTCACAATGAAAATCGAAGACATTAAACCAGACGATGTAATTGTTCGCACCCAAGACAAAATACTCTTTAAGGTAGCCGAAGTTACACCCGAAGGCAAAATCATGCAATCAGCAAACGGCAAAATGAATGAAGTGTTCTGCATCTTTCAAGAACCTAAAACCATGTCATTTTGCTCAGAGGAGGATTACGAACCTGCCACCGAAGAGCAACGCCGATATATGGATAGCAAACTTGCGGATTTTTACGGCACAAACCAAGAAGCCAAGAGTAGACGCATTATTGCGCTTGCATCCATCATAGGCGACCTAAAGCAAGAGAACAATGCACTGACTGAGCGCGTACAGAAACTCACCGACGACAACACCCGCATGGCAAAGCGAATTGATTCCTCACGCACGCTGAGCGACTTGACCGAAGCACTCGATAAGTTGGAGGAGTTGGAACGCGATAGAGATTTCTTTAAAAAGGAATACGACCATGGGCAAAGACTTTATGAGTCGTTATTCAATCAACATGACCTCCAACGCAAAGAATTAAATGTAGTCCGCGAAGAACGCGATGAAGCTAAGGAGCAATATAAGGACTTGCAACAAAAGTATGAGGAATTATCCCAACAGCTCAATACTGCGAACTCTAAATACAAATGTGCCGACAAAAGACTTGACGAAGCGGACGAGGAGTACTATACTCTTTCTTCTCTTCTTGAAGGGGCAGAAAGCCGCATTGCACGTTTTGAAAAATCTACGTTTGAGCGTATGGAACATGATTGCCCGTATGGTGTAAAAGCGAAAGTTGGCTCTTGGGTATGCTTTAATTGTGAGCATCACATAAAATTCGATTTTGGTAATACTAAAACTGTTCTTTGCGCTCACGACTACGACAAAGAAAAGCAACAAGAAATCGAGAAAAAACCAAAAATAAAAAATCACAATGAAAATTGAAGACATTAAACCAGGCGATGTGATTGTTCGCAACAATGACGAAAAGCTCGTTAAGGTAGCCGAGGTTACATCCGAATGCCACGTCATGGAGTCTGCGTTCTACGAAAGGAATAAAGCTTTCTGCATATTTCAAAAACCTCGAAGACTGCCATTGTTCTCAGAGGATGAGTACGAACCTGCTACCGAAGAGCAACGCCAATATATGGAAAGCAAACTTGCGGCATTCTACGGAACAAACCCCGAAGTCGAAAGCAAACGCTTTGCCGCGCTTGCTACCATGATGGGCGACCTAAAGCAAGAGAACATCGAACTTGCTGAACGCGTAAAGCAGCTTATGAGCGATTACAACAATGTGGTGAAACAACTGCAAGCCACCCCCATGTTGAGCGAACTTACTGAAGCTCTTGACAAAGTGAAACATTTGGAACGCGATAAAGATTTCTTGCGCAGAGAAATCGAGCTGTTGCAAGACCACAATGCGATGTTACGCAAACAATTTAATAATGACCGTACGAATGCTGAAGAAAAACTTGCAAAACACCTTGAAGATTACTATGCCTTAAAAGATTGTAACGAAGTAGTATTAAGTCGTATTGCACGTTTTGAACACGCCGACATTGAACACGCTAATTTTTCGACTATGGCTTTTGACTGTCCGCATGATGTAGAAGCGAAAGTGTGTTCTGCGGAATGCTTAGGATGCGAACATTGCTTAACTCATGGTGGTACTGGAACCGAAAGCATCCTCTGTGCTTACAACTACGACAAGGAAAAAGAAAAGCAACAAGAAGAAGATAATTTCCACAGGAAAATGAATCAATCCCTTAACTCATAAAGCAATGACAGAAAACAAAAATTTAGTCGCTGCGCTCACTCGACGATTAGGCGAGAAAGAAAAAGAGTACGTAGAATTAGAGGAGCGTTATGCTGCGTTATCAGACGCATGTGAAAGTTTAGAGAAACAACTTGACACTAAATACAAGTTAAGTAAGATAGGCGAATGTATTGAAAAAAACGAACATCCCATTTTGATAACTGGTGTAAAGATAGGCGATGACGACTTTTGCGTATTGAGCCAAGGCATGGTGTATAGCCTTTTTTACGGTACGCGCGAAATGCTCTATTTCGCACCCAAGGCTTATTACCCAGCCGAGCGTTTGCTCGAATGCTACTTTGTGATTGCTACAAGTGGCAAAGATTACGAACAGCTGTTCATCCCCGAATGTGTTCATGGTGCCCAATATTACAATAGCTTTGAAGGTTTAGTCCCCAATTGGGCACAAAGCCGTGATTGTATGCTTCCGTTAGACTTTTGCAATATGAACATTCTTTACGTTCACACCGACGATGAAGTAGACAGAATAAAAGCAATGGCGAAACGAATAAACCCAAATTTTCAGTGGTGCGCTTCTCTTATTCCAGGTATGAAGTGGTGCTATTATTTAAGATTGGTTATTCCTGATTTTGAACACTTGAAGAATAATGCACACTACTAAATTTTAAACACCAGCCATTATGATTACAGCAAAAGAAGCAACACGAACAAGTTTGAAAGTAGCAGAAGAAAGCATAAAATACCAACTCCGCGAAATAGAAAAACTGATAATCGAGGCTTGCGAGAATGGGGAGCGTCACGTGTGTATTGTGGGGGTAGACAAAAAGTTATTCCTTAAAGAGCAAGACCGATTAGATGCTTTATATGTGTTGGATAAATATGGGTTCGATGCTTTCACTGTCGATGGCGAATTGCATATATACTGGTATTAACTCATGAACCGCACCCTTCACACCCTTGTAGTGGGTAGTCTCAACTTTCCGCCCTACGCTGGAATATTTGAACAATCGCGACGTGTATTTTCTCCCCACGGCATTGCGCCAGCCATTCACACAATGGGGGGTGGGAATCGCGAAATAAAAATCTTAATTGAACTCTAAAAACAATCCTCTTATGCAAAAATTAAAACCCGTAAATCCCATCAACTTTTACCTCATTGGTGGCATTCCGTTCTACATCCTGCTTACGCTCAAACTCACGGGCATAGTGCAGTGGTCGTGGTGGTGGATAACCCTGCCCATTTGGTTGCCCCTTGTATTGTTCGCGTTGTTAGCCGTGGCATTCTGCGTATTTATGCTTTGGCCCACCGCAAGCAAAGGTAAATATCGAATGAAACACAAAACGCGATATTAAACAATGATGTGCAAAAAACACCCCCAAAAATCGTTGAAACGGTTTTAAATACGATTTTCACCCACAAAATCTGTGCTAAAAGCCGTTTTACCGATAAAAAAGGGTGCTTTTTGCGCTTAAAAACGCTTGAAAGGTTTTTAACGGAAATAATACTGAGTATTGATAGCAATAATATTGAACTATATAGCAGAATGTTTTTAAATATTTACCTTAGATAAAATATTCTGATTAACTTTGCGGATGGTTAGAACAATTTACACAAATCATTAGAACGATTCATACAAATCATTAGAACGATTTGGGCAATTTGTTCTAACATTTCGATATTGGGATATAACTTATCTGAGTTCATTTATACGTTTCTATGGCTATCAAGATTAAAACGGTGGTGCGTGAAAATATCATTACTAAAAACAAAGTAGCAAGCGCAACAATAGTGGACTTGCAAACAATGGAGTTTGACGAGTACTGCGATTATCTGGCGCAAGACTCCACCGTGGGTGCAGCCGATGTAGCAGCAGTAATGACGCAGACCGTAAAGAAATTGCCCTTGCTGCTCGCTATGGGCGTAAAGGTGAAAATCTCTGCCGATGGCATGATAGTGCGCCCCACTGTGCGCGGTTCGCTCACGCAAGAGAAGCTTAGGGCAAGGTTAGAGCAACGCAAAGCAGATGGCGACACCTCGATTGATACCGACCGCGAAATACTTGCATCCGACCTCGCCATTGCCGACCTCGTAGCAGGTGTGGCAGTTGAATTTTCAAAAAGATTTAAATCTATCTTCAGCAATAGTGTTACTTTAAAGCGCATGGTTGCTGATGAACGGAAAACAAAAAAGTAAACCACTACAAAACACATCATTCATTCATGAGAATTAAAACAAAAAAGTTGATGCAGAAGTTGCGCCCTATATTTATGGATGCAACCAATAAGGTGCATCATCAGGAGAGACTTAGCAACGAGTTGAAGCGTCGTAATCGATGGCAGTTCAATGTAATTCTTTTGTGCGACAATCGGGATGAATTTATCCAATCGTTTGGTTTGGCTAAATTAAAACATGTCATATTCCCAAGTCGCAGACGTTTGTCGAAAGACATAACTATACGCTCCTATCCCGATTGCTCCCGTCCGTGCTTCCATATTATTCGCCACGGCAAGTGCCAATATCGCATTGTGAAACTAAAAAAGAAGCCACAGAAGAGTTGGTGGCTAAGGAGCATTGAGTTCGATACTGCCCAAGGTTATTTTCGTGCATTGGGCGGAAAATGGTATTGCATGGGCATGAGCGATTTTGGTTGTGATGCTTGTGACGAACAAGGCTTCTGCCGTTGTGGGCATCATGAGCAAAGTTTTTGTGGTGTTGCACGTTCTGTAGGTTTTGTTCTTTATGGTAATTGTTGGTACGAGGCTGAAGACAATGATAAAAGCGCAGTAGAATATATAAACCCCACAAAACACATTCCTCACCCATGAGAATTAAACAAAAAAGGCTGAAGCAGAAGTTGCGCCCTATTCTTGACGATCCGAGCAAAGAACTCCTTCAGCAGCGCACGCTTTATAGCGAATATGCGCGTCGCTGTGTGTGGCGGTATAACGTAATTATGCTGTGCGATAATCGCGCGGAGTTTTTTCACGACTTCAAAATGCGGGATTTTAGCAATGTTATCTTCCCAAGTCGCAGACTGTTCCCGAAAACGGTAGCACGTTGGTATTTCAGTTTTCAATACGACCGTCCACTCTTTCATTTAATTCGCCAAGGCAAACATAAATTGCGTGTGGTGAAATATAAGCCTAAGAAAGAAAAGGCAGCCGATATGCCTGTGGATGTTAGCAAGTTGCGGTGTGGCGACATCATCCGCCATTCTATAGAAGGCACACTATTGCAAGTACACCATATTGACGAAGCAGACTTGGTGCATTTCATTGCGTATGCCGACAAATACGATAAATACTATACGGCCGAACTTGGCGAAATGCAACGCGAGCCTTACCGTTTCACTTTCGGCTACATTCAAGACTTCTGTCAAGCCACAATCAAAGAAAAAACTTGGTTGCGAAAATGGATTAAACAATGTAAGGCAGGTAAAATAGGACATTGGATATGATAGGCTTAGCAATATCTGCGAGCATTCTGCTTCTTACGTATGTCATAGTAAGGATTATAGATTCCCGCATTGACAAAGGCAAAAATAATCAAACTCAAAAAGACACAATGACAATTATACATCAACAATGGTACAAAGAGCGTCGTGCGCTTATTACCGACCTACCGCACCGCGCTTCAGTGCAAGTTTCGGTACCCGATGCCGACAACGACGACAACCGCATTGAAGGCGAAGCTGATGCACTGATTTATTCTTTATGGGTAGACGAGTCTTATCGTCGTCTCGGTGTGGGGCGCAAACTTCTCGAAACGGCAGAATGCGAAGCAAAGCGCATGGGCTGCAAATCCGTTTGCTTGGAATGGTACTGCTTTGAAACACCCGAATGGGTATTGTTTTGGTATCAACGTATGGGCTATTGCGGACATCGCATAGCTAACTTTACTTGGTTATTGACTAAGAAATTATAACACATAGCTCTTTATTTAATCATGGTATTAAATATGCAATGAAGGGGAGTTCGTCGTGATGACGCGCTCCTCTTTTTGCGTATGTACTGTTGTTTAGTTAAACCACTTCACCACCGTGTCGCCTTGGTAACCTTTTTCCCAAACAAACCATGCGTAGCTTGCAGCACTGCCAGTCATGGCTTCAAAATCCCCATTCATGGCACATTTTAGTCTGCTCGACGACACCCACACCGTCTTGGGGGGAGTAGAATCGAAGAGTTTACGGCGTGCTTTGCCTTCAAGAAATTGTATTTTTAGGAACATGGCAACCTTGTGCCCATTGGGAATAATGGCAAGAGCCTTGCGCACAAACTCCAAGGCAAACTTGTAGGGCGGATTGGTAATGATGTCGCCATGCCAGGTGGTGTTGTCGATGGCAAGAAAATCTTGCCCTGCGGTGCCAAAGCCACGATCCACGAGGTCGCGACACTCCACCTCGTAGCCATGCGCCATGAGTACATTGGCTATGTGACCTTCGCCACACGAGGGTTCAAGTATCGGTCCCTTGAAGCTCTCGAGTTTGCAGAGCCATTCCGTAGCCTTGGGTTCGGTGGCATAATAATCCTCGGCTTGTCGTTCGTGTGCGGCATGGTTCGACGCTCCAAGGGTTTTAAACATCGAAACCGCATTGCCAGTCCAGTCTTTACTCATTGTGTTGTATTTTTTAGTGTGTATATTCGTTTAATATCCCCCAGGCATCCACGCCCAACCAAAGCGACCGATAAAGTATTTCACGCCCAACCATAGCGTGTCGAAGGCATCTGTAAAGTCTGTTCGTTGCTGAAGTGGAAGGTTATCCTCAGTTTCGGGTTTCTTTTCTTGACTCTTATCTTTTTGGAAACCGCGATACGACAAACTGACCTCGCACAGCTGCATGGCAATAATAAGGTCGGGGTTGTTGGGTTGGTTAATGCGTATGGCGGGGAAGGTTACTCCTGCCAAAGCCTCGTTAATAAGGCGGTGCTTCACGTCGTGACGTTCGGGCACACCCATGTCGATGCCGCGCACCGTCCAGCCTGCGGATTGCAACTCCTTGGTTACTGCCATATAAAAGCGTTCGTCAGTGGTGGCATACGAGGCACCTTGTTTGGCTGTGGCATCGTAAAAATACACCACATCACTACAAATGGCACGTTTGGGCGCATAGTAGCGCGAAAAGTCTTGAATGAGTTCGCGCAGTTTGCGCTCGTTCTTCACATAAAACGACTTAATGACATTGAGAGCCATTACCCCATCGCGCTCATATTTCTGTCCCACCACAAGCGTGTTGATGTTGGCATTATAGTCGAGTGCAAGGTACAAAGGTTCGCTCATGTGGCAGTCAGAGTCCATGCGGCAATCGTTGCGCTCACTCAGTTCCTTAAAGTCGGGCTGATAACTCTCGCTCGTAATGCGTTTGCCATCCACAATGCCCGTTGCTTTTTGGGTACTGAAATTGGCTTGACTTAGGGGGTCAACGTCCTCCGGAATGTAGCCATGCACATGATCAATATCAAGATTGCTATAAAAACCATCGTTCGACTTTTGCATCTTCACGTTCATAATACTGACCATGAACGTATAGGCTGGAAGATCGCGCTTCATCTGACGGATGTAATCCTCACCCAAAATATCCACATTGTCGAGCGTGCTGGCACGACGCACCAAAAAGGCTACACGGCGCAATTCGCGCAAATAACCCTCCGAAAACTTTTTGGAACGCAAGAACATTTGCATCTCAAAATCCTCCTCGGGTGTAATGAGGTATTCGTAATCATAAATAAGTTCAGCATCGTTTGGGTCCACTAAGTGGTAGTTCACCGCCATAGTCACCATAGCTCGCGTCACGTGCATGCCATGATTGGGCATGATGCGGAATTGTCCCTCGTGCTCCATCATTTTCAAGGCTACAGCACGCATCACTTGGCGCACCTCCTCTGGCACCACATGGATAGCGTGTCCCGATTTGTGGGCATTATACAGCAGGTCGTTGTAGCGGATAATCTTGTCGGCATAGTCCTCCAACTGCTCTTGCACCCATCGGTAAGTTTTGCCCTTGAACTGTCCTGTTTCAATTTCGAGGTCAAGCTTCTCCTCCTCGCGTTCCAACCACGAGCCTTTGGTGGTGAGCGAGGCATCCGAGAGGAAGCGCGTGCTTTTGTAGAGCGGATTGTGGTCGGAAAATGCGATGTCGCCCAAGGGGTGTGTTTGACCCGAAAGCGCAGGCATCAGTTCGTCCGTCACCTTTTTATAGGGAAAGAAACGTGCCTCGTCGCCCACCATAGCCGAGAAGGTGTAAGAGTTTGCCGAGGCAGTTTGCGAGAGCGAAATGAGCACCCATCCCGCTCCGTTGGCAAACCAAATGTAGTTGTCGTAGTTTTTAGGTTTGAAAATGCTGGGTTTGGCATGCTTAGGCGGACGTCCCCAACCAAAGTGAACGCCTTGCACAAAGCCAAACATACGCTCCATAGCAGCCATTGTGCTCGGAATGGTCTTGCCAAAGCCTTGCTGACGGCTCACTGCCACCCAAGCACCAAGCATACCCGGCATCGACTGGCTTGCCATCCACACGTAAGGTGCCACAAGTCCGTCGGTCTTTCCCACACGGCGGGCAGCAATTACGCGCTCGTCCTTAGCAGCCATGTAGAGCGATTGTTGCTGAAAGCGCGTGAGGTAAATTTGGTGAGGTTGTTGTTGCATGGGTTTTAGCTAATCAGTTTGTTTTTTGTTGTGTGTTATCAGAAGAGGGTAAGTTGCGCCCGTTCCTGTTTGATACGCTTGCAAGCCTTGTCGTAATACTCCTTGTCGAGCTCGAAGCCAATGAAGTTGCGCTTCTCTTTTATACAAGCAATGGCAGTGGTGCCACTGCCCATACAGTTGTCTAATATGGTGTCGCCCTCGTTGGAGTAGGTGCGAATGAGGTACTGAATAAGAGCTACGGGCTTTTGAGTGGGGTGCATATCAAGATTCTTTTCTTTATCGAAGAACAATACAGATATAGGATATTTCTCTGTTGTTACTTCTTTAGAGTAGGTCTCAATATTATAGTTGCCATAACAGACATTCCCCTTTGCTTTCCCGTGTTTATGTCCTCGTGAGTGAGAAGGAAAACCTTGTCTCATCTGCGGGTTGTATGTAGGTAGCGCACGATAGAACACAGCAATATCCTCATGGCTCCGCATAGGCATTCGCTTCGCATTGAGAAAGCCCGTTGGTCTGTCTTTTTGCCAAATTAGATTATATCGCCATGTGTCAGGTGATGCCATCATTAGCTGTGCCGTAAACATTCCTTGGCAGAAGAGAATAATAGGAGCGTTAATTTTCGCTATTCGCCAGTATTCCTTGAATAGAGGCTCCATCGGGATCATGTTATCCCATCGTGCTTTTTTATTGCCTTTGTTCAGAACTTCATACGGCAAATCGCACACAATGCAATCCACACTCCCGTCCGGAATCCTTTTCATTCCTTCAAGGCAGTCTTCATTATATATCTTATTCAGTTCTATCATGCTTTGTTGTTTTGTAATTCGCCAATATTTGGTGAGGTTGTTGTTGCATGGGGTGTTAGTTAATCAGTTTTTGTCTTCAAAAAAATCATCGTCGCAGAGCAAACATGTAAGACCCCATACGAGGCACGCAAGGTAGAATGCGAAGATACATCCACCCACCGCCATTATCAATGTGAATAGTATGGGTGGAAGAAAGTGTTGAAGATGATAGGCAGCGTACATAATGGAAATATCCAATGTCCATATAAAGGTGTGACGCATGCAACGAAGAATGAACTTGTCGGTTATTTTCATGTGGTGGGGTGTTTTTGTTTCTTGTCGTGCTCATGCTTTAATTTATCCAAGAACGTATCGACTATTAGAAAGATTACTAAGTAGAGCCCAGTGATTGCGCCGATTATGAATAGCACAAAGGATATGGCTCTCATTATCGAACCAGTCACTAAAAAGCAAGCTGCAATGATTAACAGAATAACGATTACCATCGCACTGCTAATGATGTGGCGCAGTGATTGCGAGGAATAGTTTATCTTTTTCATGTGGTGGGTGTTCGTGTTATAAAAGTTTTTGGGGTACACATTCGTTAATCAACTTGCAAGTACCTTTTTGGCAATCCACAATAGCTTGTTGTGCGGTGCAAATGATGTTGTCTTTTTGCGCTGCGTTCAACCCTTCTATTTTGTCGAGTTCTTCAGCAAGACGCTTGTCTACTACTTTTTGCGAAACGCTTCCCATGTAATTCACAAATTCCTTACAAGTTTTGCGTCGCGGTGCTTGCACCCAATCTATGAAGTCCTTTTTATAGTCCTTCCACGTTTTGATTTTAATGGTAATCATATTTGTTTGTGTGGTTGTTTGTTCGTGTTATGCTTATCCCTCATGCTTATGCCCAATGTGCCACTTATTGCACACCTTGCACAAGTAAGCCTTGTAACCCTCGCTCAGAAGGCGCGGTTGTTGGTTCAACCATTCGTAGGCATCGTCCTCGGTGTCGTAGCTCACTTTAGCCTTCCATCCGTGCGAACTCTTGCGCGTCCAATGTTCGGGGTCGGGACGAAAAGGCGGGCGCTTGTTGTGATAATGGTTATTCCCCTTGCTGTTTCGCTTCATGGCCGGTATTGGTGTTAGGCATGGGCATTTCTGCCTCGGCAGCAGCGGAGTGAGGGTGCTGCGCATCTTCTTGTTCGGTTTGTTCCTCCATATACGCAAAGTAGTCTGGATCTTCCTCGTTCTCGCGTTCGGGCTTCGTGGCAAGCAAAGCATCCTCTTCAATGTCTTGCATATCCTTAGCCGTAAGTCCATACTTGCGTGCCATCTTCGCTTTGTACTCATCAGTGTAGTTCACGCGGTCGCGCTTCACAATGCTCACATCCTGCGTAATAGAAATGCGGCTCATGTCGGGCATCTCGTCGGTAGCGTCCTTCTCTTCCTGGAAGTTGCCATATACATTTGCCAAGGCTTGCATACCCTTATCTACCGCACGATCGTTGTTTTGCTGTTTGCCCGTGCGTATCAACCACTCGGCACTGCTCAGATACATCGCCTTGTGGCGCGGACTTTCGTCGGTCATGAAAAAACGAATGAGATGGTTGCACACCGTGACGTCGTTGTTAATCTCCGTCACGGTGCGCGGACGTATGTTGCCTTCATCGTCGATCGTAATGTGCAAGGCAAGCACCATAGCTTGCGCATCTTGGTTGCCTTGTGCCGCTTGATTGAAGAATAGCTCATAATCGCGTCGGGCAATGTTGCGACAGGTGGTGCGAGGGTCAATGTCGTTGTTCTGTTGCCAACGCTTGTAGAACTCGCCACACACCTGCATGCGGTAACGCTGCTCCAACTTGGGGAAAGCCATTTCAAGGCTTGTGCCACACGACAACCATTTGTCAATTCGGGCAAGTGTGCCCTTGGTAATTTGGCTCATAATGGTTTGGGTGTTTCTGTGTTGTTTGAATGCAAAGGTAAATATTATTTTTCATCCCTTACGGACAATAATAAGCATTGATGTCCTTATTTTTTAAAAAGCTAAGTTTACCTTTGAAACATAAAAGTAATAATGAGCATTGAGAAAGCTATATTCAAAATTAAACTTATACACAACACAAACTAAACAACACTAACAACTAAACACAAACAACTATGCAAGCAGCAGCCCCAACCATCACACGCATCGTTGCCGGACTCATCGGCATTCTTTGGTGCTACATTGAGCCGTCGTTAAACTACATCTCGGTGTGTTTCTTCGCGCTCGTTCTGGATTGTTACACCGCGTGGCGGTGCAACCGTCGCATCTATTCGCGTTACCGAGAAGCCATAAAGCGCAACCCTAAGTGCAAAATGGACGGAAAACTTCGCTCTAAGAAAATGGCTAAAATGGTGCAAGACTTTTCCGTGCTGATCATGGCAATTTTCTTAGCCGTGATTATCGACAACGACCTTTTGGCGCACATGGGCGAGTTGCACCTTGCTAACTACTTAGCCGTAATTTACTGTTCGGTGCAATTTGTAAGCATTCTCGAAAACGAAAGTACTTGCAATGGTGCAGCATGGGCAAGGGTGGTGCAGAAGATTGTGGCAGACAAAACCGAACGCCACTTTAACATCAAACTCAAAGAGCTCATGGCAGATGTAGAGAACATGGAAAAAAGCGACGCAGACGCATCTACCGAAAACACCCCAAACCCCGACCCCGAAACAGAAACCAACCCTAACCCCCAGGAGGATAAATAATGACCATCAGCAACATTCTTGAACATTGGGCAACCATTTACAAACCCCTCTCGCATAAACCCGAAGGCAAACTGGAGGAACAAGCGTTTTTTAGGATTCTCGATTTGGAAGAGGAAAACATTTTTACACGCAATGCCAACCTCATTCATTCGCCTTGCATGTTGCACCGCGTGGTGTCGAGTGGAGAACTGAAATCGCCTAAACAAACACAAGTGACGCATCAGGTGTGTTTCTTGGTGAAGGTGAAAGACTCGGCACAGAAGCTCGGACGTCACGACGGACTGAAGCAGCAGCAAGCTGCCGATGAGTTGATGGATATGTGCGAGGACTTTATCTCCTACATGATCCAACTGCGCAAGACGCAAGTTTGTCCCGTCACGGGTACTTCGTTTAAGGGAGAACCACAGTTAGCTATGGAACTCTCTGCCATCGACACAGAGTCGTTTGCCTATGGCGTAAACCCTTTTTTTCGTGGTCCGCAATGGTTGTTGGCAGATTGCTATTGGACGAGCATTAAACCGCTCTTTAACTTCGACTGCATGGTCAATGCCAAATATCTCACCCCCGAACCACCAACCTCTAATAAGTAACACGCTATGCCCATTCGCACAAAACCTATCAAAAATCCTTGGGCACCGCTAAAGGCTGTGGCTGGCGTGTATCTGAGGCAAGCCATTACCGACATTGAAGTGAACTTTATGACGCAACGCATCTACCCAACAGAGGTGTATCGCAATTATGAAAAGGTAAACGAATATCGCAAAAAGCATAAGATGTGGTTCTCTACGGGTGAGGGTGCAAAGTCGTTTGAAGGCACGGTGTATAAGGCCGATGAGAAAACGGGTGACCTCATGGTGGGTATTCGCTATCTTGACTATTTGCGCTACGTGGATATTGGTGTGGGTTTGACGGGTCACCCCGACGACCCTTATGCACATATCACTGCCAACATGGTAGACCGCAACAAGAAAGCAAAGTACAAAAGTCGATACATTAGCAAATGGGATCGCCGTCAAGGAAACTCGCACCGACCCGCCATTATGCGCACCGTGCGCCGATTGGCTAAACGCTACGAACAACATCTTGCCGACTACTACGGCTACCAAGGTCTTCTGCAAATAATGAATGCCTTGGAGGTAGATGAGGGGTATTAACCTCACACACTCTATTATTACACAGAATAAACACACAAGCACAATATGGCTAAACAAACAACTGAAGCTATCATCACGCTCAATGGCAAACAACCTATTGAGGTGCTGAACCAAATGCACAGTGCTGCCGAAAAGATTAAGGCAGAAATGGAGCAGGTGCAGCAAAAGATGAAGGGCATGTCGCCTAAAGACGATGCCTATAAGCAACTTAACGGCACATTAAAGGAACTAAAGGGTCAATATGACCTCCTTAGTTCGGCACAAGTAAAGGATATTGAGGCTACCCAGCGTTTGCAGTCTGCGGTAGAGAACCTTGCGTCTACCTCGCTCAAAAACTTGCGTAAGGCTCTGGGCGATGGTAAACGACAACTTGAAGGATTGAGCGAAGCGGAATTGGAACAAGCCAATACGCTCCGTTCGTTGATGAAAACCGTGGGCGACCAAGTGCGTTTGCTCGAAGGCAAGTTTGTGAAAATTCGCGAGGGTTTAGCTTCAATCGGCACACAAAGTGACCAATGGTTGAACAAGGCTATCGCGCAGCAACAAGAGCTGATGGCTACCACCCGTCGTGGCACAAAGGAGTATAAAGAGCAAGAGCAGGTAATGCAAATGCTTACCGCGGAACAAAACAAGCGCAATGCCGCCATTGCAGCCGAGGCTATCGCACGCCGACAAGCACAGTTTAAGCAACAGGTGGCTTCATCGCGACAAATGCTTTCGTCGGGCGACCTTAGCAAGTATTCTTCTTCCGAAGTGCAAACCTCTATCAACACGCTTAAACAAGCCCAGAGTCAGGCTGCTATGGGTGGTAGCGAATGGCAACGTCTTGCAGCCGAAATAAAAAAAGCCGAGGACGAACTCGACCGTTTGTTGGGCAAGACGAAGGAAGTGAAGCAGCAAATGTCTGAAGGCGATGCCCGAAGCATTCTTGGCAACATTGGTGGTCACACCGAACAAGAGGTGCGTGAGGCTATCAATGCGCTCAGATTGTTGCAATCTACCGTCAACGTAGGTGGTAGCCAATGGAATGCTTATGCCGCTGATATTGAAAAGGCTGAAACCGAATTGGGCAAAATGACTGGACGCATTAAGGAGGCAAAGCAGGGTTTGTCTATGAATGATGTGGAAAACCGCATGCAGAACTTGAATGCGCAGTCTGAGCAGAGCCTAAAAGAAATGCTCGACTATTTGCAAAAGGCTAAGGCTGAGTTAACTCCTTATACGCAGCAATGGAAAGATGTGGCAACACAGATTGACACTGTGAAACAACGCATGGGAGATGTGCAAGCCAATACGCCTTATCTTCGCAATGAGCAATCCGCGCAGTATATTGCCCATAATGACCGCATAAATTTTGAAAGTGGTAAGACCTATGATATAACACGCAAGGATTTGCAATGGTCGAAGGAATTTTTGCAAAAGCAACTCGACGTTACTCCTGTAGCCGACACTGCCAAAATTCAGCAGATACAAGAAGCTCTCGGTTTGATTGAACAGCGCATGAATGCAATCGACGGTGCTGCTAAAAAGTCTGCCATGTCTACCGAAAAGCTCAATGAGGTGTTGGGAAATATTAAAACCGCCTCATTGGAGGAGTTGCGCGACGCCTCGGCTGAACTGAAAAGGCAACTCAATGGACTTGCTCCTTCATCGAACGCAGCCAAACAGATTAAAAAGCACATGCAAGATCTCGACCGCGAAATTAAGCAGGTGGAGGATGATATGGTGGATGTGAACGACGTTATTGCTCGTAGTAAAAATGGCAAGGCATCTATCGTCGAACTTAAAAAGGCATACAAGCAACTCGAAGATGAACTCAATCACTTAGCCACAGGTTCTAAGGAATTTACTGATAAGCGCAAAGACCTTGAAGCCCTACGTGACAAGATTGAAAAAGTGACCGTTTCTGTTCATAAGCAACGGAGTGCATGGCAAACAGCCATGAAAAACCTTACGGCTTATGTGGGTCTGTTTCAAGCGTTCGGAATGATTAAAAATCTTATTACAAGTGTCGTTAAAAAGAATTTTGAATATTCAGCGTCGTTGACTGATATTCGTAAAGTTTCGGGCTTGACTGAGGATCAAGTAAAGAGTCTTTCAACGGAATTGGCTAAAATTGATACCAGAACTTCAGTGGATGCATTGGCACAGCTCGCGTACCAGGGGGCTAAGCTTGGCGTAGGAAAGTATGGCGTTGACGGTATGGCACAATTTGTGCGTGCTGCCGACAAAATCAACGTGGCCATTGGTGAAGAGATGGGCGAGGAGGCATTACCTGCATTGCTTAAAATGACAGAGGTAATGGGGCTTATCCCGAAGATGGGTTTGGAAAGGTCTATTGAGGCTACAGGTTCGGCTATGTTTAAGTTGGCTTCTACAAGTACGGCAACGAGTAACGACATTGTGGAATTTGCCAAGAGGTGTACGGGTGTAGCACGTACTGCGGGCATTACTACAGACCAATTATTGGCTCTCGGTAGTGCCTTTAGTGCGCAAATGGCTTCGCCCGAAGTGGCGGCGACTGCTATGTCGAAATTTATTGTGGCATTGCAGAAGAACCACAACCTTATTGAGAAGAATCTTTCTATCCCTGCCGGTACTATCAGCAAAATGTATGAGGCTGGAAATGCAATGGATGCCATTGTGCTTATTCTTGAAAAGATGAAGGCAAAGGGCAACATGAATGCACTTGGCGATATTTTCAAGGATGTAGGTGGCGATGGTCAGCGTCTTATTTCGTCAATGGTGACAATGGCAAAGAACGTGGATATGCTGAAAGATCATCTCTACGAATCGCAAGAAGCATTTGAGGAAGCTACCGCGGTAGGTAAGGAATACGATATGCAGCAAATGAGCGCAATCGGTATTCTTGAACGTGCTAATAACCTTTGGGAAAAGGCTTTTGTGAATCCCGATGGTGTGGATATGGTAAAGAATATGGCAATCGCTTGGTATGACCTATCCGAAATGCTGATGAATAGCCCTATATATAAAGGTATGCTTGTGAACTCTTTAAAACTGTTAGCCTTGGCAATACAGGGTGTTATTTATCTCATGCCTGGTATTATCAATGGGCTTGTTGCTATGGGTGTGTGGAAAACATTTATGTTTTTCGTAAAATTAAAAGACGCTTTGATTGCAGCAAAAGCTGCACAAGAGGCTTTTAACATAGCAGCAGCAAAAAACATTTATCTTGCAGCTGCTGTTGCATTATCGTCACTCATATCATGGATTTGGTCAGCTGTCGAAGCATATAATGCAGAAGCTGAAGCACAGGAAGAAGCTACGCGAAAGGCGAATGCCTGGCGTGATACCATAGTACAGGCACAAACGGACGCTTCAATTTTAATACGTAAACTTGACAACTATAAACGCATTCTCGAGGATACAAATATTTCTCAGGAAAATCGAAATAGAACCATAGGTAGATTTAATAAAGATTTCCATACGTATATTACGAATCTTGGTATTGAAATTAAGAATGTAAATGACCTCAAAAAAAATTACAGTGCTTTAGCTACCGAAATTCGTAAGGCAAGTTTTTATCGTTCCAGGGAAAAAGCTTTGCAAGAAGGGCTCGAGGGTAATCGCCAACAAATTCTTAATGCCGGTACAGAACTTCAAAAAGCATTAGACGTATTGCCAGGAGGTAATAATGTTAATGTTGCGGATATTCAAAGTTTGATAGACGCTGGGTATGGTTATGGTCGAATTTACAATAAGATAGTACAAATGACCGCCCCATCAAGAAAGAAATCCATATTTAAGGGTGGAAGACTTGTTGAAGTTGAGAAATCGCAGGTTGAGCAAGCAAATGAGGCGAAATTTAGAGCAGCTGCCTTGAAAAAAGTCAAAGGCAAACTTGTTTATTTGTATAATTCTACGCATAGATACAACAATAAATCAAATGAAATCTACGATGCGTATGAGAGAGCCGGATTGGACAGAAACTATCAGCCATTCCCTGATGAAGATTTAGGTGGTCTTACAAATACTGCTACAGATAAAGATGCTCTAAAACAAGAAAGACTAAGGCGACAAAAAGAAAGACAAGATCGACTTGCTCAGGAAAAGGCATGGCGTGACGAATTGAAGCAGAAGCAGACCGAGGCAGAAGCTATAATGGATAACTTTAATCACTATTACGAGCGTCAGATAAATGAAAAAATAGCGCAAGCTATTAAACTTGGCATGAACGAGGAGGAGCGTAAGTTCTTCATTCAGCCGCTCCTTGTGAATCAGAATAAAGGTGCCCGACAACTGCGTCTTGCTATTGCTGGCAAAATGAACTCTTGGGATAATTTCAAGTTAAATGTTATGCCCCAAGATATGATCGAAAAGGCTGACGAAACTGGTGTTAACCTCTCTAAGGATTTGCTCTCGGATGTTCAAGGCGTAAATGTTGACGCTTTGCGTAGTAGGTTGGATGATTTGGGTAGTAGCTTGAATATTCCATTTAATTCTATCCTTGCCGAAGTTTTTGAAAAGTCAACAAAGAACGAACGGGAAATTTTAGATCTTATCGTCAAACAGAAAGAAGCTCGTCGTAAGGATGCTTTGGAGCATGATTACGTAGGAGTTGTTAAGCAGAATATGTACGACAGCTTCAATACAAGGGGATATGCCAATCCTAATGAAACTGAATTGCTGAACAAAACTGATTTCGATAAGCGTAAGGCTAATATCATTGCGATGTTTGAAAAGGCACGTGAAGAGATAACAAAAGTATATGCAGCCGACGTATCTACCAAAGAGGGTAGGGGATTACTAATGAAAACCCTTTTTGGCGATGATCCTGATGGTATGGCGGCTCGTATAAAAGAGGTATTGGGTGAGGATGCTTCGGAATGGAAGACTTTTTACCTAAAACTCTTGCAATATTCGGATGAATATACGGCAGCCGAAAAGAAAAAATATGATGATGCTAAAAGATATACGGACTACTTATGGGATACAAATCCGCGAAATCAGAAAATTCAGAATAAGATTAAACTGATTGAATCGGAAAAGAAAATGTACGGCAAGCAATCTACTTTCAAATCTAACTTAGGATTGTCGGATATTAAGGATGACCCCGAAATTGCCTTAATGAAAGCGAGAATGCAAGCAGCCGAGGATTATTATCTCTTTGTAAAGCAAAATACCGACAATCAAAAGCTCAGAGATGAAGCAGAGCGTGCTCGTCAAGAAGCGGAACTTGCTTACGTAAACCAAGTGGCAGCTTCAATGAAGGAACGTCTCTCGCAAATGAAGAGTTTTGTGCAGCCTATTGAGGATTTTGGTGCTGCTGTAGGTCAAGCATTGGCAACAATGAAAAACGACGCCAAAAGCGCAAACGAGGCTATTAAGAGTGCGCTCAAATCGATGCTTGAATCGTGGAGTAAAATGGCTTTGGATGATGTAAACAAACAGATGTGGCAAGCCATTAACAATGCGGGTGTGAAAAAGGCGGAAGCGGATGCACAACCTGCTATCAAGTCTGCTCGCGAATCTTCTGAAAGGGCAGCAAAGAATGGTGAATTGGGTTTCTCGGCTGATTTAGGAACACCATCAAATCCTATGTATGTTCATGTTGTAAATGGTCAACCTGTAGATGCGAATGGAAATCCAGTTGCAGCACCTTTAACACCTACGGGGGATGTTGTTTCTAACCCTGATGGCTCAAAAGGTGTGCCGCCTGCATCCACCAAGGATTTTGGTAAAATGACTTACGACCCTGCTTCTGGTCAAGACCGTAGCTCTGTTGTTTTCAAGGATACCGCCTCGCAAGCAGGGAGCAGTGTTGCCGATGTTGCCACGGGACAATCTTCTTTTAGCGAAGCCGCTGCGGGCATGGCTGGTAGTGTATTAGGTACTATTATGAATACCGATTTTGGCAGTAAGCAATCGCGACGTGAAAAGCGCGAACAACGAAAGCAACAGAGAGAAGCCAAAAAACACCAAAGGGAACTTACGAAAGAAACCAAAAAAGGCGTCAAAGAACGTGAGAAGTTAAACAAAAAAGGCAGCAAGGAAATTACCAAGTCTACTGAGGAAGAAAGTAAGGCTCAGGTAAAGACGGAAGAGTTAAAGCAGAAGACTACCAACGCCATTGTTGATACTTCATTAAACACGAACTTCCAACTGAAGAAAGAAAACGATAAAAATGTAGTAGAGCAAAGTAAGAATACGGCATCCGCTGAAAATACTTTTTCTATTGTGGGTGCAGTTGGTAAGTGTTTTGAGTATCTTGGTCCTATTGCGGGTCCTATTGCCGCTGCTGCGGTAATGGCTCTTCTTACTGGTTTGATGCAGTGGGGCTTGAATGCTGCTTTTGGTGGAAACAAGAATAAAAATAATAGCTCTTCCGGTCCAAACACCAAACTCGTTTCAGGCATGCTTACCTACGACAGTGGTAATGTACAAGACATGAAGCCTTTTGTGGGCGATAATGGTGAAATCTATTGGGCAAGGGAGCAAGATAAGCCGCAGGGTGGTGTCAATCTTCTCATTACGCCCACTGCAACCACCATTAACGGACAGCGTGCCCTGGTCGCCGAGAATGGTCCTGAGTTAGTGATTGGGCGTGAAACTACTAAGGCAATGATGATGAACAATCCATCTTTGTTAAAGGCACTCGTCAATTACGATGCAAACTATTCGGGACGCAACGCGGCACGTCGTGCATTTGACGAAGGCAACCTTGCCGAAGCTTTAGGTAACCTTTCGTCAGGTGCGTCAGCAACTGACGGATTGATAGCCGATAGTCGCGCAGCGAATATCGCGCTCATAACCGCTATAAACACGCTTATGCAGCGTCTTGACCAACCTATCCATGCTAAGATAGATATGTATGGCAGAGGTAATCTCTACGACAGCATGTCGAAAGCCAATCAGTTCATGAAGGGCAAATCATAAAGCCAAGCATACCTAAAGGCATCACAGACATTGTGAAGTGCACAAGTAACAACTCACTTCGCATTTTAATAGTCCCAATCATTTAGTAAAAAGCAAAGACCGCTCCGTTGTGATAACGTGGCGGTCTTTTTCTTGCTTGACCACTCCACCCAACCAAAAGTTCAAAATGGACTTTTCATCTAATTCATTGATATTCATGAACTTTTCTGCCAAATCAACTTCTCAAAAGTCCAAAAATCCACCCAATCCGCCCAAATTCGCTACTATATATATAAAATTTCAACCATTTCTTTTTTTCTCCAAAAACAAAATCCCCTAACCCCAAACTATAAGTGAGTAGCATTCACGGCTATGCCGTAAACCTTTGATAATCATTATAATAACGGATAATGGAGGAAAGCAAACATTTGCCAAATGGTAGTATTTTGGCGTAGATTTATATATATTCTTTTATATTTTTGTTGTCTTTACGCTCGTGTATTCCAAGAAAATAATAATTTTTTTGGACTTTATAAAAGTAAGTATTTAGAAATCAAGAAGAAAAAGCCTTTTTGGGTTTAGTCAAATAGTATTCAAATGGGGGACTGTGAATGTTCTTTTGAAAGCCGTTTTGAACAATGAAAGGAAAATTAAGAATTAGGTCAAAACCATTTTTGGACTTTTGAGGGTAAAAATGTTCACGAAAAACGGCAAAGTCCAAAAAGTGAACTTTGCCGTTGAATAGGTGTTTTAGTAGGTTTTTTCCAGTTCGTTGATGTAGGGAATAGCCTCTTGACGGATAATGTCGAGAAATATCTGTGCGGAGCGTTTGAGTGGTACATCGCGCATCCAGTGCGCATTACTCATTATCTCGTGTTCTAAGTCAATGATGGGTCTTGCTACGAGGGTAGGGTGGTTCTTCAGATAAAGTTTAGGCATGAAGGTTATGCTTTGTGTTTCTTCCACGATGGCGAGGTCTTCATCGGGGTCATTCACAATACATTTTATGTTGAGTTTCGTTAAGTCGTGTTGTATATATTGCTGAAAAGTGTTGAAAACACGTTCTCCTACGTCGGGCATAATCACGCTATGGCGTAGCATATCCTCGTAAGAAATTTTAGGTAGACGAGTTAAGGGATGCGTATCGCGCATGATCGCATAAATGTGGAAGGGAATGCAATGTTGCGACTCAATTCCCTCATGCGTGTATGCCGTGTTCATGGTGAAAGCAATGTCAAGTTCGTGATTGCGCAATAAATGATTTAGACTGGTGGCTTTGGTGAGTTCAGCATTCAGTTGTACATTCGGGTAACGCTCCATGAATATCATGGCAGCCACACGGATATATGGCGCAATGAATGAGCCGACACCAATGCGCAGTTCACCCGTCATGCAGTTGTTGAGTGCGTAGATATGCTCTTTGCAGTCGGCAGTCTGTTTGAGAATATCTTTAGCGCGATGCAAAAGGGCTTCTCCATATTCAGTTAGCGTGATGTCGTGAGAGGTACGAACAAGCAACTTGCAGCCTAACTCATCTTCAAGAGTTTTGATGTGCTGGCTGATAGCAGACTGCGTGACACAGCACTTTGCAGCGGCAATAGAAAATGAGCGTGTTTCTGCAACGTAAACAAAGGAACGTAGATGTCGTAATTCCATGGCGGTAGAGTATTTAATGTGTTCCTAATAGCAAAAGTACGTAACATTTGCTTATGATAATAACATTTGTAAAAAGATTTTCTAATAGAAGGATAAGACGTGTAAATGAGGACGCAATGAAAGTCCCTTTGCGGCATAATTGTTGGCGCGAGGGGACTTTAATAGCCCTGTTTTAGGGTAGATTTTTTCAGTTGTGAGATATATGGGAACGTATAAACAAGACCGAAGCTTTTTACATGGTAGCGTGCATGGTCGTGTAATCCCATATTTTGGTGCAGTCGTTATCGTGTTGCCAATCAGCATCACAAAAGTAGAAAAGGTATGCAGCCTTGATGATTTCTTCTTCATTCATATCTGCGCAAAGGTCGGCATACATAGAGTTGAAGGCTACGTATTTATCCCAATCGTTTACCTTTGGGGGGAATTTCATGCCTTCCGTGGCTTCAATCACTTGTGAGCGAGTCCAATGCGGTCCACATTTAGTAGGCATACCTTCTTCGTCTAATTCGCCATATTCCAGGCGGTTCACGTCGTGGTTGGCAAACTTCTCGCTATAATGACGGTCATACAGTATGGCGTGTTGGTGTCGCATGATACGCCAATACATTTCAGGATGTTCAGCTTCGATGGATGCAAGGTCGCACGACATTTGTTGAATGGCATCCCACATTTTTTTCTCATTAGCTACGCCTGTGGCGCGAGCCAGTTCTATTAGTTGAATATATTTCATTCCTTTTCTTTTTAGCAGTTAGGGCAAGACCCTTTGAATTTAGGTATTGCTGGCACTAAGGTAGTGAATGTGATAGGTCGCTGAAAGGTGGCAGAAACTTCCGCAAACTTTTTTTCATTCTTCTTTGTCTTTTTCTCTTCCATATAATATGTTGAATTGTCGTTGGAGATATAACAGTAATAATCCCAACCAATTAGACAAATACGCCATTGTGATGGCGAAGAACATAGCAGTAATAATATCGGTACTTATATATAAAAGTCCTGCAAGCACACTCCAAAAAGTGAGGCATTGGCTGCACGAAAGTACCTTATCCACCACCTCTGAAATGGCGTTAGCCAAGCCGAGGTGGTGAATGAGACTGACCGATACCATGACAACGAAACTTGTCAATAGTATTGCCATGTTATGCCGCGGTTATGGTTAAGGTGAGAGGCACATCCGACACGAACGTCTTGCTGCAAGAGCAGCATGCTATTCGTGCAATGCCGTTTTGTACAGTGCCGATAGAAGGTGTTATGCTTCCAATAGCTGTAGCACTAAACACAGGAATGGTAAAGTCTTGACTTATCACCTGAGAGCGTGTGCAGCATGTTCCACAGTTACAAGGCACATAGTTGATTACACCCTCCACATGGAGCACCACAAGATATTGTGATGTACCTACGTTGGCAATACTTTTTACGGTAAATTTAGGCGAGAACACGGGTGTTTCGTCCACACAAGCAGGAGTACATAGCTGCTGCGTGATGTTCACGTCATAATACGGAGCAGTGGCTGTTGCGCCAACTGCAAGTGTGGCTGTAATGTGAGCCGGAAAAGTACGTTTGTTCATCGTAAAATTTCTGTTTTAGTATAGCGACGAAACGAGCCGCCGCTTTGGTTAATAAACTTATCTCTTCACTTGATAATGCGCTGCGTTCTCTACAGGTAAGTTCTTTTGCAAGAGATCGGCAAGTTCATCCAAATCTTCCTCGTCAAACGTAATCATGCCTTCGAGTACCGATAGCGGACCATTGTAGCGCACCTTTTCGATAATGTCGTGAGCCATCTGCGGTATGCTTTCTTCGGGTATTTGTCCGAAATATCGGGCAAGCATGGGGGTGATGAGCGAATTGACTACTGGATGAATGAGTGGTTCAATATCCTTTTGCAGGTTGTATTCCCCACTTACCAATCCTAAAGCCCCAATAGATGCTTGTAATGATTGGAGCATGGGCAGACGCATTACATTGCTGGCAGCAATTTGCGAAATGGCGGGTCGTGCCCATTCAGACACGACCGCAGCCAAGATTTGTGAATTGGAATATTCCATACTCATCATGCTTTATGCGTTGCAACCGCAACCGCATCCAGTTTGGCAAACATTGGTTGAAGGAATAAAGAGTTTGGTAACGCTTGAAAGCGAAGCAACCTGCGACTTCAACACATCAATGTTTGCGTTGGCAGCTGCATTGTAAGCCATTTGCTGTGCGTTGATGGCTTGCTGTGCATCTTTATTTGCGTTTACTCGATCTTCAAGGCGGTTCACCTTACCGTCGATATACTGCGTTACTTCTACCAACTTCTTGTCGGTGTAGTTCTCGCTCTTCTGGATGGCAAGTTCTGTTTTGAGCGTAGAGTTCTCTTGCATCAGATTCGTCTCACTCTTTGTTACGAACCTTGCATCAGGGTCATTAGGGTTGGCAGTCATTTGTTTGCCATTACCCAAACCACCGAGCAATGCACCACCACCTAACAAGCTGGTAGCCAATCCAGCGATGCCGAGACCAAGCGCAGTATTGCCCAGTCCCTTGCTGGCGACATCGTAGTCGCCATTTTGCGTTTTGATTTGCATAATGTTTAGTTTTTGCGTTTCGTCCATTATCGGACTTGCTGCAAAGGTAGTTGGATGTGTAAGGGGTGAAAAGCAATGGTTATAAAGTTTTCTTTGAGTGGAATAATGATTTATATATGCTTATGGAAGCATAAGAAAATAAAGGTGAGTATTGATTGATATTCTATATTTTGTCTAAAAACGGAAAATAAACAAAGCTAACCTTTGTGTATCAATATTTAATTATTAAATTTGCAGCATAAACGAAATTCAAAATTTGAAATATCTGTATGTTTGACGAAATATGCTCCATATATGAATCTGCCACCGATGCTTATGGTCGTTTCGTAGATTACGACACAGGGGAGTGCATTCAGCAAATGTCTATTCGTGAGTTCTGTCTTACGGATAGATGGAAGCCGTATGTGCAACGCTTGCGAGCTATGCGCCAAGAATATGGCAGCAAGGCAAAGAAAATGCCGGAGTATATAGCAACCAAAAAGAAACTACCTGGTGCAACACTAAGTGGTCTTTTCTCTCTCTATGAGGATGATAGCCTTACGCATCCAGGGCAGCGTGTGATGGTGTCGCGTCGTGAAACGCACTTGCAGCAACATACAGGTTGGCTCGCCATCGATATTGACCTTGACGATAATAAGCAAATCTCCAATTTCGATAATGTACGTAATTTGGCACAATTCCGTCCCGAGATAGCATTGTTGATGCGTTCCTGTTCAGGCACGGGTTATTTTGGTTTGATACGTCTTGCTTATCCCGAACGCCATAAGGAACAATTCAAAGCTTTGCTCAAAGAGTATGCTGCATTTGGCATTATGCTCGATAAGCAGTGTGGCAATATAGGTCGTGTGCGTTTTGCTTCGTGGGACGACAAAGAGCATATCTATATCAACGAAAATGCTGTGGCTTATAAGGGTATGGAGGTGAGCGAAGTAGAATTATCTCCTATCTCGCATTATCAGCGCACATTCTCTGACGTATCAAGGCATGCACCCTGTGGCGGTACGAGATATGGAGAACGCTCTTGGGAGCATGATACCCCCGATATTGTGTATCTTAAAGCACAGCGTTTGGTCAGTAAAATTGAGGCAAATGGTGTTGACATTATGCAGAATTATGACGCATGGGTAAAGTGTGGTATATCTTTATATAGCATAGACCACGTAGCCGGAATGGATATGTGGCGACGCATTTCTCGTTTCCGCCCGTCAGACTCTAACGCGCATCGTGAATCAGAAATTCGCAGAATGTGGCCTCAGTTTTCGCATTACCCTAAAGTGACCGAAAACACCTTCATCAAACTTTGCCACCAAAGCAACATTTTTCTCACTCGAGATGAATTGAGAGAGATATATGGAAGGGCGAAGTAAGTTTCGCGCGAAGATTGAAAAGGTTATGCGCATCACTTGGTGTAACTCATGCGCATCACTTAACTGGATGATACCATCCTTATGGCAACCTTATGGCAACCTAATGATTTTAGCAACTCAATTCAACAAAAAAAGAATATGATAAGAACATTTAAAACTCGCACTGGACGTATAATTTGCGACACTCGTAATCAACTTGAATACCTCTATGTTGGTGATTACGGGAAAGAAAACAACATCAAGGCTGATTTCCTCGGTTTGACTAAAGAAATTAACGGTGTTGAGCATCATGGTGTGAATCTTACAGAAAAGATGGTTGTGACCATATCTACCCAGAAAGGTTGTGCCATGAATTGCAAGTTTTGCGATTGTCCCAAGGTTGGTTGTAAAGGCAATGCTTCTGTGTTCGAGATGAGAATGGAAGTTATTACCGCTATGATCTTTGCTAAGTGTGACTTTACTCTGCGTTTTAATCTCCACTTGGCACGAATGGGTGAACCTTCTTTGAACTATAAGAATGTGGCGTTATATTTACAAAATTACCTGCGTAATGATGTAAAAATGTACATGGATGCTAAGGTTATTCATCCTGTGTTTACAACGATGCTTCCTAAAATACTTGGTATAGACAGACTGAGAGATATATTACTTGACTTCTGCCGTATCAAGAACGAAGTATATAAGGGAGAAGCTGGTTTGCAACTTTCCATCAATTCAACCGACGAAGCGCAGAGAAAAGATTTGTTCCGTGGTAAATCGCTTTCTTTGTCTGAAATATCAAGAATTTGTCGTGATTTGCCGATGCCCGTAGGTCGTAAGTACACATTGAATTTCCCCGTAACCAAAGAAACGAAATTAGAGGCTTCTGTGCTTGATAGTCTTTTTGATAAGGAGAAATTTATTGTAAAGATAACTCCAATCCACGAAACCAAAGAGGCTTTGAAAAATGGTATACAGACTGAGGAAGGTTATTACACTTATGATGTGTATAAGCAGTTTGAGCAGCCATTAGTTCGTGCTGGATGGGATGTGATTGTCTTTGTTCCATCGAAAGAGGAAGACGAAGATAGAATTACTTGTGGCAACGCTCTTTTGAGTTATAATGAAGAATTTGGCTTCTGTGACGACTAATAACCAAATATTTCTCACACGTGAAGAACTGAGGGAGATATATGGAAGTATAAATTTAAATGACATATAATATGAATCAAGTATTTTTCGGGAAAGATGGACTTACCTCTACTTCTGCCAACCATGTAGCTAATATGGCTAAAGAATATGCTGAACGCATTGGTCAGGAGGTAAAAACGTTGCGTCTTTTCACGCAGAAGGCAAGACTGTTGAACGACAATACAGAGGCTCTGTTGCAGCTTCCGCTTGATTGTCTTGATGAAATACCTAATGCTATTCGCGATATTTCAAGATGTAATGCACTCATTGGATGGCTTCGCGAAGCTATTGCTGAACGTGATAAGTGCAAAAAGGAAACGATGAATTGCTCGTTTTTTCAGTGGGCACAAAACAATAATGTTATAGTCCCCGTACCACCAGAAGCACCAAAAGAAGTTGGTGATCTTGTGAGTGTTGGTCAAGAAATTTTGAATGTAAAGCAATGTGCCAGATATATTGAGTTGAAGACTAAACTCGCTGTATATGGCAAGTTCATACATCCAGAAGGACTATTACCAAAGGCTTTAAAAGAAATGGAACATTATAAGGCTAATCCTACGAAAGTAGATGGTACTGGTCGTGATATGGTTATTTATTCGTATGATGTATCATCATCAGATATTTCGCGTTTAAATAATTTATTTTTCAATTTGCAAAAGGACTATCGTGCATTACAAGCTGAGCTGAATGGCATTGAGCATAGCTTTCGTATTGAATCCGAGAAGGAATATACAAAGCGTCTTTCGGAATACAAGGTTCAATACGCTATTTATGAAGATTGCTGTAAAACTTATAATGCAAAGATGGATGCACTTCGCGAGCAATATAAGGAGTGGCAAATGAAAAAGGCGGATGAAATCGACCAACTGCGCATCATTATTCCAGATTATTTGCATGATATTTTTGTAAAAGTAAATTCTCTCTAATTATTAGCATAAAAGACGAGTAAGGTCAGACTGAATGGCTTGCCCTGTGAAACTGACCCTTACGATGATATTATACGGATTTTTTCTATTTAGTGTAATATGCTCTTCTATTCAGCATGTTTCACGAGGTTGTAGGTTCGATTCCTACCGTTTCTTTCCAAGAAATGTAGCTCAACTGGTTAGAGCGACACATTGCTAATGTGTATTACAAAAATCACACTACAGCCAAACTTTCTTAAACTGTTTTTGCTATTACTCGGCTGTGGTGACTTTTAATATCGCTATCACTATTGAGAATGTGCCGTATGAAGGATTCGGCTCGTCTTTTTACTATATTATTGCTTATAAGGGAAAATAATTTGGCTTATGCGACGACTAATAACCACTACTGGTCCCAGCGGTGCGGGCAAAGACACCGTAGCACGGATGATGTCGGAAATGACAGATTGGCCCGTGCTCTGTTCCTATACCACACGTCCCATGCGTGAGGGTGAAGTGAACGGAAGAGAACATTACTTTGTGGAACATGTGAATGTATCGCCTACTAAAATGTTGGCATACACATTCTATGGTGGTTATGATTATTGGACGAGACTCGACCAAGTGAAAGACACGGCTATCTATGTAATAGACGAAGTAGGCTTGGTAGAGTTGAAGGAAAAGCATCCTGATATAGAAGTTTTTTCTATTTATGTAAATAATGATGTCGTTGTCAGATTGGCGAGAGGTGTAAAACTATCTCGTATTGTTAGGGATGTGGAACGTTTCCGAAATGCCCCGCAGATAAAATACGACTTTGTTATTATCAACAATAAGGACAAAAACTCCTTACAGGAATACGTAGCAAGATGTATTTGTGACATACCATTCGTTCAAGCTTTACTGGGCACTATGAAAGAAGAGGTTGAAGAGAAGGTAGTAGGTGAATTTTATCTCTGTTCTGAGCCTGATGAATAACATAACAAACGAATGATTTACACCCTAAACAACAAATTAAAATATATACAGAATGAAGTTTATAGCCCCAAACGTGGAGTGGTGGCCACAAGAATCCATTGTAAAACAGATAGCCAGGGTAGGCAGAATATGTTACAAGGCAAAGGGAAAGCAACCTCCCGAAAATCTAAGCGAAAAAGAACGTAAGGATTTTGAGTATAAACGCGACCTGGAACGAGACAAGGGCTTTTGGCAGTCAGGGCATCGTTCTATGTATCGACATGGTAGTTGTTATTTCTTTGTGCCGAATGAGAATAAGTTGCACACCATTTATATATGGTCGCTCATGGTCGCTTCGCCCTACATTGATTATGTGGTGAAAGGCAAGCAAGTGTGGATAAGCACCAACATGCAGTTTATGAGTGAGCATGAAGATTTTCAACAAGTGCTTGAACCTTATGTAATAGACGAAGATGCGTTTATTGAAAAAGCACTTAAAGCTCAGTGCACAGAAGCATTATGGCTCTTGCGCATGACTTTGGTTTTTACCACACAACGCATACAAGGTGAATCTTATAACCGTAAGTCTCCTAATTGTATTTCAGAGCAGAGTACGCGTTATGTGAATTTAAAGAAGAAGGGGGGTGTCTTAATATGCCGTCCGCATTGGGAGGCGCACAGCCGATGGTATCAGCGTTGGGCATCTCATTTTGGTTATTGGGTTGCCGAAAAAGTCTATTCATTCCTTCTCTTTACAGGATTACCACCAGAGGACTCTCGTGGCAATCTTACCTTTAACACCTATACGATTGTTGGATATACTTATAATCTGCATGAATGGAAGCATATTATGGATATGCGTTTGCGTGACGAAACAGGCAGAGCGCATCCAGATGCTAAAATCATTGCTGAGCAGGTAAGTTCTGTTATCAATGAAAGAATGAAAAAGTATATTCCCGATTTTCAGATATAGATAGAAAGGAACGTGTTAAGTAAAGTGCTATTGCCTTAACACATTGCATGCGACATGTTAAGCAATTCGTTTTTTGGTTGACATGACAAATCGAATAGATGGCATATTGGATTTAAGTAGAATTTTTTATTGATATACAATGAAAATGTATTTTAAGAGACTTCATGAGAAGGCTCAAATGCCTGTAAAGGCTAAAGGACACGAGGCAGATTTTTGCTACGATTGCTATGCTGTAAGCGAAGAGGAAATTGCGCCTAATGTGTGGAAATATAATCTTGGCTTCGCGCTTCAGCCTGTTAACGAATTTGATGGTTACAACATTCGTGCTGTCAACCTTCGTGCTCGTTCTTCGATATGGGAAACTGGTATGGTGTTAAGCAATTCTGAAGGCACGATTGATGAAATCTACACGGGCGGTCTTTCGGCTGTGTTCTATCACGTCATGCCCAATATGCCACGTTACAAGGTTGGCCAAAAGGTGTGTCAGATTTGCTTGGAACGTACCGAGAGAATAGAGTTTGTAGAAGTCACTGAATTGCGCAAAACGATACGTGGTGAAGGTGGATATGGCACTACGGGTAAATGACGCAGAATTAGTCTTATGTTTACTACGTTTTAAAAAGCCCTCCCCTTTTGTGGTTTTTTAATCGCAAAAGGAAGGCTTTCAATTTGAATTGCTTATGAGTAAAAAGAAAAACATGGAGAAGTTGGCGTCAGTCTTAGTATCTCCTGCGGCTAATTACTTTGACTTCAAAGAGGTACCCATTGAAAAGTATGCGCAAACGCTCGAGGTTTTGTTTCGTAATCCCGACTTTATAGCGGGTGTAGACAAGCGCAATAAACTTTTAAAGTCGGCATCTAAGTGTAGAAGCAAATCAAGTGAGATAGCGTCACTTGTGCGAATTGTTCAACAGCACGATCGCAAATTGGCAGACACTATGTATACAGCTATTGTGCAAACGAACCTTTACTCAGGTGTCAACTTGGAGTTTTTTACGTTTAGCACATTGTTGCATTATTACGTAGACTATTCACGTGATGGTATGGTTGGACTTGTGCAGAAGCTCACAGCAAACCTCTATAAAGTGACTTTTCTTGCAGATATGTTGGAATCAGTCGTGGTGGATGTTAAGCGCGATATGCTCGATGTTTTCGGCGAAAAAATCCAATTTCAGCAATTCGATGGTGTATTGGAGGTTTTAAAGCAGTTACATGGTTTTTTCAAGGCTGTTCGTCCGCAAAATGATGAAACCCCTGAAGCGCAGCTATTCTTGGAATACTCAGACTCCATCAACGAATACCTTGCGAAGCGTTTAAAGACGTATGTTGAAAAATACAACAAGATACATCCCGAATATACAGGTTATACGGAACAAGATGTGATAGCCGCTCTCAATGCCTATTTTTCAACAGACATTTTTGGTGCTGCAAACATTGGCCATACCGAGGCAGGTTGCCCCTACGTTAATATTGCAACCATTAAAAACAAACTCAATACAGAGCAGACGTTAATGTTGGATAAGATATTGAACACGGATAAGCTCAATACGAAAGAGTATCAAACCCAATGTTATACGGTTACTGATTTGTTTGTTAAGTTGTATAAACGATCTAAGAAATAGTGTTTTATGCCAAATATATATCTTCGTTTACCCACTAACAGGTGTCAGTTCTTTAGAAACCGCGACCCTAAAAAACCAATCGCCAAACATGAGCCATTGGTGTTTAATGCTTACACACCAGAGTATTTTTTAGTGCGCGGTTCAATCTACAATGCAGCTAAGCAGCAGAGCGTCAATATGCAATGCTTTTCGCACCAACAATGGCGCAACATGCAGCATGGTCGGCATCCACTTGGCGGTAATGTAATCATGAAACGCGAAGTAGAAGATTACCTCACCTTTGCCGAAGTGCAGACGCTAAACGGTTACAAAGGCTACAACAAGTCTGTGAACGAGGATTATTTGTGCATCAAACTGCCGAGTGAAATGCTTGTTGTCGATACGGTTCGCCCTGTTACACCCACTTGGAATTTGGATGTCTATGGATTAAGACAGTTGCTTATCATGCTCAACAACGATTTTAAACGTAGCGTAGTAGAATGGGCATTGTCAACCTTCGATTATTGCACGTCGAATGGTCGCATCGTAGCACGTTCGCAAACTGGCATGCTCGAACGCTTCTTGATGCGATATGGCATAGAACAGAGCATACAAGAAAAAGACAATTTGCGAAGAATTATCGGTCGATGGCTCCATGCCGAACATAAGAATTTCAGTGCCTATTCTTGTCTTGATATGCAGTATGAGGACGGAAGCGAGAACGAATACCACATAGACAGCATCGAATGGGAGTGAATTAAAGTGTTTCGTAGTGTTAATTATCAATATAATAGATGTTAAATAAACGACTTATTTATGCACAAAATGAATTTATCAAATAATTGTAGCGAAAAATTTCTTTCGGGCATCACAGATGTGTATATCTATCCGACCGCCGAGGTGCAGTTGCCTATACCTTTTAATGTAGCTCAAATCTTATCAATGAGTGGTGGTAAGTTTGGCACAGCCATTCTGCATATCGCCACTTCGGGCGAAGTTTCGGATGTGATAGCAGAAACCATTACCGCTAAATCTACACTCACTGAACCTGGAAATGGCACATTATATACCTTTAATATAAGCGGAAGCGTAGAAAATGGGCAAGATAATGTGTGCGAAGCCGTAAAATTACTGCGTAAGGCGGATTATTTTATGGTATTGCAAACACAAGGTGGTACACGCCATCTTGTCAACACATTGCCCAACACCTTCTCGTTTAGGTCTACAGATAGCAAGTCGTCAACCGACGATGCACGTGAGTTTGCCATCAGCGCAAAAGCCATGTCAGACTTCATTCGATTAGGATAATCACACCGAAAACATACCTTTAAAACCAGCGTAAAACGCCGTTGTTCATTAGGACAACGGCGTTTTTTTTGTCCTTTCGTCGCAACCGTTGCTCCTTACTTTTGCTTGCAGAAAAACAGAATACTCCTCATATCGCGGAATGGAGAAGATGGTATCTCGCTTGGCCCATAACCAAGAGAACGCATGGTTCGAGTCCTGCTTCCGCAACTGCTATAAGGTAAAAATTGTTTTAGGATAACAACACAAACACTAAACACTCCATGAAAGGACTTTACGAAATTCTCACTGAAAAAAAATGGATGGTTAGTCCCGATTTCGTGCATGGCATCCGCAAGGCTTTGGAGCAGAACTTGAATACGCATGCCGCATTCAGTAAGCCCGAAAAGACTTGTGGCTTTGTTACTGCCGTAGACGCAGATGGCTCTGTGTGCTATCCCGAGGAATATCAGATTTCAGAGGATGGTAAACAAGTGAAAGGTAATTGGGCTTTGAATTACGAAGAGGAACAAGCCTTTCCATTTGTTTCAGTGTTGACCATTGACGGACCGATTACTCGCAATGGAGGTGGTTGCTCGTATGGTTCAGTTGACCATCGCGACATAATGATGCGTGCAGCCAACCACCCACTTTGTTGCGGTCACGTATTCATCATCAACACACCAGGCGGTTCAGCTTGGGCTAAGAACGATTATCAGCAAGCCATTGAGTATGCACGCTCCAAGGGGCAGCCAGTCCTTGCCTTTATCGATGGCATGTGTGCTTCAGCAGGTATGTATCTCGCTTCACTTTGCGATGAACGTTACTACATGCACCCAAAGAACGAGATCGGTTGCATTGGCGTGATGGCAGCATTCTACACCGAAGCAGACGGTAGCACTAATCAGTTTACCAACGAAACATACCACGAACTCTACGACCCCGAGTCGTTTGACAAGAACCGCGAGTTCCGCGACATCGCTAACGATGGCGACACTGAGAAATTAGTGCAAGAACTTGCCGATTTAGGTGTAGAGTTCCGTGCCGATGTAAAGGCAGCTTGCCCGAAAGCCACAGACGAACATTTGCATGGAAAGGTGTTCAATGCCGAGGACGTCGAGGGCATTCTTGTTGATGGTCAGTCAGACTTCATATCGGTTGTTCAGCGTGCGTTTGCCTTGCACAATGGCACAGCACAAGCTATTGATAGTAACACCCCCAACGAGGACCCTGCGCCACAGAACGAACCCGAACCACAGAACGAACCAGAACCCAAAGAGAACAACACAAAAACCTCTATCAATATGGCGAATTACCCACTTATCAATGCCGCTTGTGGCATGAAGGAAGGTGACATCAAGACTACCGAGGAAGGCGCGTTTATGAATGCCCCTTTGCTTGATGCGCTTGAAGCGCACCTCAATAACAACAAGCAGCAGGTGACTGATGCTGAGCAGAAAGTCACCACAGCAGAGGACGCCCTCGCAGAATTGCAGGGCAAGTTCGATGAACTCTCTGCACAGTTAATCGCAGCCAACGAAGCCAAGGCAGACGCAGAAAAGGCTCTTGCCGACGCTAACGAAGCGCACAGTAAGGAACTTGAAACGCTCAACACCGCCCACACCGAGGCTATTGCCAAGAAGGACGAAGAAATTGCTTCGCTCACTGAGGGTAAGAGTCAAGTTGAAACCGAATTGGCGGGTGCCAAGGAAGCCCTTGCAACTGCCGAACAGAAGGTAAACGACAAGGACGCACAGATTGACCAACTCACCAACGAACCCAGCGAGGAACAGAACACTGGCGATGCTCCTGCCAATAACGGTGAGGGTGCAAAGGTGCAGACGCTTCGCGAGTTCGACCCTACGCCCTACAAAACCAATGCAGAGCGCAAGGCAGCTTTTGAACGCTTTAAGCGTGGTGAGGAGTAAGACTTCCACACAGAACAAAACCAACACAAAAACTAAACTTCTTTTCTTTCACAATTAAACACAAAAACAATTATGGCAAATCTTCCTGAAAATTTTATTGGTATCGATGCTCTTGAGCACGTAGCCGAGCAGGTGTCTAAGGAAATCCTCATGGGTCCTGGTTACACCGATGCAGCAGAGATGGACCGCCTTGGTATCAAGATTGTTTCTGGCGTTCAGTTTAAGCGCACTATTCACGTCCTTCTTCGCAAGGGTGGTACTACCCGTCGTAAGGACGTTCACACTAAGGTAAATAGCGAAGTAGGTTTCTTGAAAGAGCGTACACTTACCGCTAAGCTTTCTTGGGACCACTTTACCGACAAAATCGACAAATATTGCGAAACAGTATTTGGTGTAGATGGTCAGGGTCAGTACCCCTTCTCAACTGAAGCTGTTGCAGCCGTACTTGCTAACTATGCCGACAACTTGACCGCTTGCTTGTGGAATGGTGACATTAGCCTTGATGATGGTTCAGAAGACAAGCCCGCACACGAACAGGCTTTGGCACTCTACGATGGTTTCCACACTTGCGTAAAGCACGACATTGAGGATGGCATCATCAGCGAAGCTAACGGCAACTTGGTTCCTTGCGAGGCTATCACGGCTCCTGTTGACAACGACGACTCAGCACCTTACGACAACTTCGTGGCATGGCACATGAAGTGGGATCCTCGTTTGCGCAAGGCTAACACCATTGTTTATATGAACGAGGAGACTGCTTACAACATTGCAGCCGGTTTTGCTAACAAGTATCACGGAAACTTCAAGGTTGAGTATGAACAGGGTGGTAACTTCAAACTTCCTGGTCTTTCACGTGTAACTATTTGCCCTGTGGCAGACTTTGGCGAAGGCGACCGTATGTATGCAACCATCTATGACAACTTTATCTATGGTGTTGATACCGAAAGCAACCAGACTTACGTAGGTGTAAAGGTTGGCACTGACGATGACATGCGAGACATCCAGTTCCAAATTCAGTCAATTCAAGGAGCTTTAGGCCCCTGCAATCCGTTTAAGTACGCCTTCTGTATGTCAAACGGTTCGCTTGCTACTTCTGAATATGTGGCTGGTGACTATGTTGACTCAAACCTCGTAGTGACTACGGTTGATACTGATGGTAAGACAGATGTTGATGGTAAGGTAACCGTAAATGGTGCTAACTATACCGCTCCTGTTCCAACTTCAGTTAACCAAGTGCTCACGCTTGTTGCTGTAGATGGTGCTAAGAACAAGTTCTCACACTGGAGCAACGGCAAGACCGAAAAGACCCTTCAGCTCACTGCTACGGGTATGACTATGGGTATCACTGCCATCTTCAAGAAGGAAGGTGAGTAACCTACGGCTTTTCTTATAAGCTCTATAAATCCAACCCAGGGGTGACGGGTAACTTGACCCGACCGAACATAGCCAACCGCCACCCCATTTCTTTTAAAACACAACACAAAAACATCTTATATTATGCCTGAAACTGTAACTTGCCCCCAGCTCCACGACATGCTCGCGGAGAATGACTGCTTGGAGAACTTTGGCGGTCTTGGTGTGAACGTCTATGCTTTCGTGTATAGCGACCTTGCAAAGCCTCTCGAACCCACCGCAGGCACTAACAAATATCCTACATTCTCTGCCGATACTTTTAAGACCGGCAAAGGTCTTTACAAGTTTGAGTGTCAGGATGGTAGTCAGGGTCATAACTTCGAGAACCTCGGTTTTCAAAAGGGATTTAAGCAGACTATTGACTATGTGCTTGAAAGTGTGAATGCAGCATCTGCCGACATTGCGCGTAGCATTAACAACCTTAAAGTTGGCTACGTCATTGAGGATGGTAGCACTAACATCATTGTTTACGACAAGCAGCACTATGTGAAGTACGACTCTGGTAATATTAAGGGAGATACGGGTAAAAAGCCCGAAGACGACCGTGTGTTAACTTTGTCGGGCGTTCTGCAACCTACAACTTGGGGACGCTATGAAATCCCCACTCCCGAAGGCGGTTGGGATAGCCTCCTTGCTTCTGCAAAAAAAGAGTAGGTGACACGGAACAAACACAACAGAGCGAAGCCGATGTCGCCAAGCAGTCTGACGTTAACAATGAGGAAGAAGCCGTAGTGCAGTCCACCTCACTTTTTAGCAAAGATTGATAATCGCTCACCACACAAAAAATTCTACATTCGGAAAGCCTCGGTATCGAAGCCTTATAAATAAAAGGTATAGATACTGAGGCTTTTTGTGTTTGTGTAGGAGGGGGAGAGAAGCAGAATGTCCTTATGCAGCAAAACCAAAAAACTAATTTTGAACTACAAAAAACAGAAACACAATCAAACAATTTACACATGGCTAAACTTGAACCTTTAGCAAAGTTCATCCTCTCGTATGAGGGTGGCTTTGTGAACGACCCTAAAGACCGCGGCGGTGCTACTAATAAAGGTGTGACCATTGCCACCTGGCGAGCGCAGGGATATGATAAGAATGGCGATGGACGCATAGACGTGAAAGATTTAAAGCTCATTACGGATGCCGACGCCATTAACCTTATGCGCAAAAACTATTGGAACCGTTGGAAGGCAGACCAAATCAACGACCAAGCCATTGCCAATATGCTTGTAGATTGGGCGTGGAGCAGTGGCAGACACGCCATAGTCATTCCCCAACAAATGCTCGGTGTAACAGCCGATGGCATTGTGGGTCCAAAAACCATTGAAGCCTTGAACCGCACCTACGCTCCCACTTTCTTTAAGCAACTTCAAGCCAGACGTTTGCAATTCATTGACAACTTCATCCGCAAGAAGCCCTCACAAAAGCGATTTAAAGCAGGATGGTATCGGCGCATCAATGCGATTAACTACACCTACATGGTTGACAATCGCGGACGACTCATCACTTGGTAACGCCACATAAAAAGAAGCGACCTAATGAAAGAAACAAAACGCATAAACCTCACGCTACCCAAGCATTGGAACCAATGCACCACCGAGCAGTTGGAACTCATATCGCAAGTAATGCAAGAGCAACTGTTAAGACAAGATCGCTACCACACCTTTTCCATGTATAACGTGAAGTTGGCTATGTTCTTTGCCTTATCGGGCATACAGATAGTGGCAAGTCCTAATCCGCGTGAGGCAACCGAAGCGCAATACTACACCTGTCGTTTTTTAAAGGATGGCAAACGTGCCGACACCTTCCCACTTTATTTGTGGCAAATAAATTATTGGCTTTCGCCCAAGGCAAAGACCGACGACAAAGAGTCTGCCGAATATTTGGCACAAGGTGCTGGCATGCTCGATTGGCTCGACAACGAACGCGGCATGTTTCTTACCAAGTTCCCCTACCCCACTCTGAAGCGTCGCCGTTCGTGGTGGCGCATGCGCAAGACGTTTCAAGGCGCATTCCCCGACCTCGACGGATTTAGTTGGGCACAATATCGTTTTGCGTCCGACACTATGGGCACTTACACCCAACTCAGCAACAGCCTTGTGCAGATGCAGCAAATGGGCACCTTCACCCCCCAACAGTTGGCGCAACAAGCGCAAAATGTAGATCTGGCTCGAGCAATGTTCCTTGCCACCATTTTCAATGCCAAGACAAAATACATCGACACCAACACGGGTATGATGAAGCGCGACTACCATTACGAAAGCAACCAATGCACCACGCATGCACCCTACTTTCGCAACTTCCCTGACCATAAATGGCAAGTGATACTTTTTTGGTGGACGGGTGTGATGCACACCCTAAGCAAGCGTTTTCCGCATGTATTCAAGGTGCAGAAGGTAGACAACCGCCGACCCAACACCCCACTTGAAATTTACACCGCAACCACTGCCACCATGCAAAAGTATGCGGGACTTACCGAGGATCAAGTAAACCATCAGTCATATTCCCTTGTGCTTGAACACCTTGAACGACTCTCGAAGGAGAATGAAGAGATGGAAAAGATAAGCAGAAAATAACATAACCCTTATAAACCAACCCAATCACAATGGCAAAAAACACAGTAAGCAATTTGCACGAGTTCCAAGAACGTAGTGAGGAACTAAAACGTGCTGGCTATGTGGCTATCCGTCCTGGCGAATTTTGCACTCCCAGCAAAGGTAGCAAAGCCTTTTCATGGAACGACTATGTGCATTCCATGCTCATTAGCGAAGCCAACATGACGGCACAAGGCACAGCAGGTTCGCAAGCCGCACGCCGACAAATATCCACCATCTTTGCCTCGAGCGGTGGTGAATGTCTTGCCAAGCCCAAAGGCGAAGGTACCGAAGGTTTAGGCTACATGGAATGGGGCATTGGCAACCGACTGCCCAACCTCATTTGGCTCCTTTCGCGCATGTCGCCCTTCACCGCAGCAGGCATTGATTTTATCAAGAAAATCCTTGCCGTGCATGGACCCAAACCCAAATATTATTACACCCAATATGTGGGAGGCAATATTACCGAAAAATTCATACCCTTTGCTCATGCAGGTGTTTTGCTCCGCGGCTTAATTGCCGACCTCAAAGCCAAAGAAGCACAAGCGCAGCAAACCTCCGACCCGAACCCAACTGACGACCCCTTGACAAATGCGGCACAAGCTCTCACCCCCACTGAAGATAGTGAGGAGATGAAGGAACTAAAAGATGCGCTTGCCAAATGGGAATGGACGAACGAAGAACTGAAGCATTTTTGTGCCGATAACGACCTGATGGACACCTACTTGCAGTTGGCTGGCGATATGTCGCTCATGTCGCAATGCTTTGTAGAATTGCAGCTCAACCAACGCCAACTCGACGAAAACGGCACCCCCGTCCCCACCTCACGTTGGACGCCGAAGGTGGTAGGCATCAAACCCCGTTCGGTATTCACAACCCGACTGGAGCGTCAAGATGCGCAATATCGTATCAACTATGCCTACATCTCTAATCAATGGCTCGACTCCTCGCAAAACATTTCCAATCTTAAACCCGAGGATTTAAAGATTGCAGCCGTGCCTTATTTGCCTGCTGCCACAGCCGTTCGCGACCTTCAGCGCATTGTGCGCGAAGCACGACAGAACCGCGTGAGCCGTAAGAACCGCCCCACACGTTTCATTATGTCGCCTCGCGATTTTGGCGGTCCTTATTATGCCGATGCACTTTGGCATAGCATTTTCGCGGGTAGCATTTTTGAGTATGCTTTCACGATTGTTGACGACCGATTGACGCGCAAACGCAACTCTAATATCATTGGTCGTGTCATTTACGTTCACCAAGACTACGTAGACCGCCTTTGCAACCAAGCCTCGCAAGAGGACAAAAAGCGGTCGCCCAAGGAGATTATGGCAAGTGTGTTCAACGAAATCAACACATGGCTTAGCAATAGCGACAACGCAGGACAAGCCCTTTTTTCATCAAGTTTCACAGGCTCTGATGGTAAGGAACACAAGGCATGGGAGATTGTGGAGATTGAAACAAAGGCTTCCGACCAAGCCACAGCCGACAAAACTGAGCTGCAAGAGATTAGCAGCATCATCTTCTTTGCAATGGGTTTAGACTCCAAACTTATTGGTAACACCCCTGGCGATGCTTCCTCATCGGGTGGCACCGACTTGCGCGAACGCTTCTTAGTTAAGCAAATTCAGTTTGCACCCCTACAGCAACTCATGCTCCGTCCACTCGAAGTGATTAGCCAATTCAACGGTTGGGACGAACATCTTGTATGGCAAATCGATCGCGAAGTACTTACCACGCTCGACAACTCTAAAACGGGTGTAACCAAGCAAGGGCAGGAATAGAGCAACATCTATCGCTTACATCAAGTGATGCGCATAACTTATACCAAGTGATGCGCATCAGTTACACCAAGTGATGCGCATCACTTACATCAAGTGACGCGCGAAGCCTATATCAATCTTCGCGCGAAACTTTTCAAATCTTCGCGCGAAACTTTTTCAAACTTCGCGCGAAACTTAAAAAACGACCCTGTAAAAAACAACGATGATATGTTACTATCCACCAATCAAGAACTGCGTTTGCACGTACCCAGCAATGCGTTCGACGACGTGAGCCTGCTTCAAGGCATACTCGACAATAGTGAGAAAGATTTTCTTCGCGACAAGTTAGGCAACCCACTCTACAACCGTTTGTGCGAATATTACAAGCTCAATATTGATGCTAACGATTTTTACCTTGCAGTGACCAATGGCACCTATGCGCAGCACCCTTGGCAAGAACTCTTGCTCAATGCCCAACGCATGGTGGCAAATGACACCCTTTCCCGCTACGCCTATCAGCAACTTATTTCAGCCAACGGAGCAGGCATGAATATGGCTTCAAGCCAAGACTATTCCGTAGCCTCCGACAAAATGCTTGACAAAGGTGTGCAAGGATTTAAGAAAGAGGCTATGGTGTCGCTCAATAACCTTTTGCTCTTGCTCGAAGGTTGGGCAAAGCTGACGCACCCCATGCCTATCTCCGTACCGATAGACGGCGATAGCGTACAGAATACGGACGAAAACGTACCAAAAACCGACAATAGCGTACAGAATACGGACGAAAATGTACCGACAACCGAGCAAACACCCACCGACGACCCCACCGCTCCCACTGAAGAAGAGCGCATGGCAGAGATTGAGGAAATAGTAAAACTTTGGCAGCAAAGCGAATACTACTATTTGCACCACGATTTGCTCCTTCCAACCTGTGCGGTATTGCAGCAATACATTGACATCTACAACAACCGCGACAAGTTTATTCGCCTCATTCCCGACCTTCGTTTCATTCAAGAAGAGTACATCGAGGATGTGTTTGGTGCAGCGTTCATAACCGAGATGTTGCAAGCCACCGACACCGACCGCTTGCTTAAAAAGTCGCGTCGCCTCATGGTAGCCTACCTCATTGAGCGCACCTCAGTGCTCACCTTCGACAAGCTCACTCGTCAGCAAGCTCACGACGATGCCGTGTCTATTCGCGACAGCATTCTCAAAACCCTTGCCGACCGTAAGGAAACTGAACAACCACAGCCTACCACTCCCACCGAAACACCCAACACCACACCGCCAGATAGTGGCAAAGGCTTTGAAAACAATCAGCCAGGCACACGCATCTTCGTGTCGCCTATGTTGTATTAAAACCTAAAAGAAAATCTCACAATGGAAAAGATAATCAACATCCTTACCCCTGCCCTCACCACTCGCATGCTCACTGCCGAGCAGCGTGAGGCATTCGAGAAAGGACTGACCTTGTTAGAAGGCACACCCAAGGCACAAGTCTTTGTGCGCGAAAGCCGACGCTTTAAGGATTACCACCGCCGTGTGCGTCAGTTGCTCACCTACTTGCAAACGCTCGACACCACCGATGCGCAACTCTCGCAAAAGCGTCGCGTAGGTCGTCCCACCAAACAAGAGCAAGCCTATTACGCACAACTGCAAAAGCAAAAGGCACTGCAAGAGGCTAAAGACAGCCTATTCCCCGAACTAAAACCCGATGTGTCGTTACAACCCCTCACCTACAACGGCATTGTGGCAGACCCTAATGGCGAGAGCATTGCAGCCACTATGCCCACTATGAAGCAAATTCGTGTGTTCCTCTCTGCACCCTTGCAAGAGCAAGTAAACAACATTCGCACCCTTCGCAATGAAATGGCAGCTAAGGCAGAGCAAGCTAAAACAATGGCAGAAGCCAACGAAAAAGCCGTGGCGCAAGGCAAGGGCGCACTCTACACCGAGCAAGAGATAGCCGAACTTGCCACACGAGCCGTGGAGATTGAGAGCCATATCCTGCCCGACATCTACACCGCCATCGACCGCGAAATGGGCGAGGTGTATTTACGCCTTAGTCAGCGCACAGGCGACCCAGAATACATTAAATACGTAGAAAAGACCTTCAACATTGCGCCACAAGACCTCCGCACGCAATTCAAACCCTTCTACGAGAAGGCACAACAGCGCGATCCGCTCTTTGCGCAAGCCGTTGCTGAGAAAATTGCAGCCGACCGCCCCGAAGTGAAAGCCGCTCGCGAGGCAGTAGCACAGCACAAAGCTAAAGCCGAAGGTTTTATCAAATACATTTGTCGCAAAGACAAACCCAGCACCAAAACCCGTGTGAAAGGCATTAAAGACCGCATTGCCAAATTGCGTGAAGAGTTTTCAGACATTGTGACCGAAGACGAAATCAAAGGCTTCGAGGCTATACTGATGAAGACTGAGGAAGAGGCTGGAGTGAATAACTAAAGAACGTATGCAGAATGGAAAAGGACGCATTCCAAACGCTAAAAGAAGCCTGTAAGCGTGCTTGCCACGAACGCCATGCTTGTGCGAATGGCTACAAGCAAATGTTGGCTTCGGGCAACGTGAGCCAAATGATGGCTACTTGGCGCGATAATTGGGAGGATGTGGTAGAAAGCAAATTTGCCGACATCATCCGTGCTGAATTGCCCAAACAATATCCCGCCTTGAAGCAAGAGATGAACCAAGCGGGTGTCTACTTAAACGAATGCCCAGAAAAAGCACCCGTGTTCGTGAGGGTCATTATTACGGATTGTGCCACACCCATTCATATCTACGACAAAGCACAAGCCTACATTATTGGCGAAGCAACCGTAGTGGCGCATGGGCATAGTCAGGTTTACAACAACAAGTATAATGCCGTTATTACTTTGCACGATCATGCTTATGGCAACATTCAAGCAGGCACGGCACAAGCCTTTGACCATTCCGTTCTTAAAAACTATAAACCACAATTATGAACAGCAAACTTGTAATCCTCGCAGGCGGCAAGCCCATGACATTGACGGATGATTTTTCAATTAGCGTTGAGTTGCAAAATCCTCTGTTCAACGATGCCGAAATGTTCTCTTATCCGGTGTCATTGCCCTTGGACGGAAACCGTCACTTCTTGAAGAACCCCGACGACATCAATTCCGACATCCGACCAGTTGATTATGAGCATACCCCCATGCGAATTATTGCCGACGGCATTCCGTTGGCAAGTGGCACAGCTGTGATGCAAGAGGACGAAGAAGTGAGCGACGCGCTCTCAGTGAATATTGATGCCAGCACGCAGACGTTTGACGATTTAATTTCAGACTTGAATTGCAACGAAGTGCCTATTCCCGCTCGCTATAAAGACCAACTTTTGATTGGTGAGAAGATAGACGAGGTGAATGTGCAGGTAACTTACAAGACCGATGTGGTTATTAAGTATCAAGGAAAGAAAGGTGACAAGAAGTATGGTTCTGTAGGCGAAGGCTATAACACATCTGCAACCTTCTCTCCACAAGCATTGGGCTTTTCATATCCTGGCAAATGCGTGGAAGAAGGTAATTTGCATAAGGCAGTGTTAGACCCACATTCACCACGTGTTTATTCAGATGGCAATAAAGTGAATATACCACAGGTGGAGCAATCGTACATCAACGTGAAGGATTCTTATCCGCTAAAGCCTTTTTGCAATGCACGTGTTTGCTACAAGCATTACGATATTGACGAAAATGGTGAAACATCAAGTAATACGGTTGAGCAACTCCCCGATGTAAAGGAAGATGTGATGTATGAAAATCACGGACCGATATGGGTGCTCGAAGCCGACCGTCCGCAGTCGGGTATTTGCTTCTATGTTTTGTTTTTCCTCGATTGCTTGTTTGAAAGTCTTGGCGTGTCGTTCGATAAAGACGCCTTGATGGAGATTGGCGATTTGCGGCGTTTATGTTTCTTCACAACCAAATGTGCCTATAATACCGAACCTTTATATTATGCCACAAAATATGAGAAAGAAGACCCTGAAGTGATAGCAGGACTTAAAAATGAAGGTGACATTAAATTGGGCTTTTTTCAGAAGTCTGCCCAAAACGAAGCTGAATGCTACAATTTGTTCGACGATGTGAATGCTTGGTTAGAGAGCCGCGGTTGCGGTGGCAAGTTAGCGTTGGAAAATCCTGTGGATAAATCCATGCAACAAATAGCCTACCACAAGGTTACTTATGAATATGAAAAAGTAGAAGACCACCGTTTTCATAGTTCCGTGTCGTATCAGACCAAGGTTACCAAGGTTGTAGACCCGACTGTAACAACGGTTGAAGTAGGTAAAGATAAGGTAGCAAGCATTACCACAAAGTCTACCATTACTGGCGCACAAATGAGTGCAAGCGTTGTGCGAATGTTTGCCAACGAAAAGAATTTTCCAGCAGAGTCCGTATCAACGGTTATTGAATCGCTCGAAAACCAATTTGGCATAAAGTTCGATTATGATTACGAACGAAAAAAGGTTACAGCATATCTTGTGAGAGATGTGTTCCGTAAGCAAAAACCTAAACCGCGTCAGTTCAATGCGAATGTTCTCTCTATTGCACAACTCAGCGAAAAGATTACAGGTGTGCGTGTGGGCTATTCGGAAGAAAGTGACACAAAGGAACAGAAGAACAACATCAATAATAAAGTAAAGGACTACAACACGGATTACGATTACATAGACTATCCCAAGGAAAGCACTGTAACGAGTTTAGCATACAAGGATATTATTCATCAGATTTTCAACAATCAAATGAGTGTCTTTGTAGACAAGAATACGGGTAATAAATATAGGGTAAAGATTGACTCCGACTTTAAGAACAACAACGATATGGATCCTCGTTTGTTCGAGGTGGGAGCTTATAAGGGGGTTGAAGTAGGCGATTGCTCAACCATTAACGATGACTTTGTGCAAGAGTTTTTGTCCGATTTTGTTCCTGTAGGATTGGTGGATGTAAATTACCGCAAGGCTCTTTCTGCAAGTTTCGATACCGTATGCTTTACAGATGCTCCTTCGCAACCTGTTGCAGGTAATAACATTGAAGGTTATGCTACAACAGCCGTGAATGGCAAATTAGCACAAACCATTTTGGCTGCAAATGTAGACGAGGATATGGAGCATGAGTTTATTAAGCAATACATCCGCAATCCGCTTTCGTCAACTGTGGCAGATTTCTATGTAACCGAAATTTTGCAGCTTCGTGAATCATACGACCCTTCCGATACCGATGATGGTAATTCACCCCTTCAAACCCACGATTGGGGATTGAGCATAGCCGTGATGCGTGGTGGTGGAACGGACTCCGACACAGAGAATTTTGATTACAATTACGATGGCTTCGGTAATAGCAAGTGGCGCACCACTGTGGGCGAATATGCGCTCACTGCCGACTCTGTTGACCCTTACGGAAATGTGTATGACTACAACGGAAAGGAAGACGGAATAGGTAACGAAGAACGCTTTTCGCTCAAACCGCGTGCTTGGGTACAACCCGATTGGGCAGATGCTCCGCTTGTGGTGAACGATCCGCTTATAAAGAATCGAGGCTATTTCGACACCTTTATGGTAGACTACGCTTACTTCCTCCTCAATCGAAAAAAATACCGCATCAAGTGTCTTGCTTCGGTAGCGCAGATAGCTGACATTCCCAACCATTGGAAGGAATGGTGGTTGATAGCTGGAAAAAAATGCCTTATCAATAAAGTGTCTACCGACATTAGCGTGACCGACGGCATGGGCGAGGTAGAACTTGAAGTGTATAGTCTTTAATGTATAATGTCTAAATCCTTATAATATGGCAAGAACCGTATTCCTTACATCGGGCAGCATATTCAACGGCAACCCTATTACGTTCCGCATTCAGCCTAACGTGATAAACGATAAACCCGCCTTCCACCGCGTGATTGTAGAAGTAACTTGCGGCATGAGTGGTGGAGATTTTGAAACCATAAAAATGTCGGCTCCTGTGGACGAGGAGAAGGAGGATGCCGAGGTAAGCATTGACATCTCCTCTGCCCTACGCACTTTTCGCGACAGCTACACTTACATTCCCGATACCGTGACCTATCCGCTCGTAAAGTTCTGTTTGCGCGTCTATGACGAATACATGCTCAATGGCGAGGTTAAACCTCGTGTGGGTGAGTTGGTGGTGCCTGCCGAGGTAGATGGCAATCCCCAATACTTTTGCACCTTGTTTGGCGCATTCTCCGACATGGAACGCATGGCATCCAACGAATTTAAAAGTGTAAAAGCCTTTTCGCGCAAACCCACTTCTTCACCTGAGATTGTGGCAGTTGGCGAGAGATATGTGTACACCCCACCCTTTGCCGAAGAATGTGCATTGCTTAATAGTGCAACGCTCACACCTCCAACTTCGCAAAAAACGCTCATTAGCACCGAAGGCTCACAAACCATCAATGGCATTCCGCTCTATGCCTTACCCCAAACCGAGGCAGCGAACCGACAAGAGTTCCGCTTCATTAACTCGTTAGGTGTGTTAGAGAGCGTGAGCGTGCCCAAGGTATATAGCAAAAATCGTTCGGTCACCTCCAGTTCCTATGCTATTACCAGGCAAGAAACCTTCAGCAAGTTTTCACGCTCGTTTGTCAAGAAGAACAACAATCGCGAAGCATGGCTTTTTCAAACCGACCCATTAAACGAGGATTGGCAGCAATGGTACTTGCATGAGTTCTTGATGAGCGAATACATTTGGGCGCACATCAACAACCAATGGGTACCATGCACTATCACGCTCGAGGAGGACGAAACCTACTACAACAGCACCGAAAATAATCCGCTCACTGTGTCGTTCACCGCTCAACTTGACATCAACGGCAGTCCCACCTTCCTGTAAAATAGACACACTTCGTTTCTTTTTTTGTTTCAGCCCGAAGCACACCTCGCGTGGTGAATGCTTCGGGCTTGCTTTATGTCCTTATGCCGAGAATCAAACACTTTACCTTTGTTCTATATAAAACAAATAAAACCGCTCTTATTATGCTTTATTCAATTACATCCAACAATTTGCATATCATTAACTCCTTCGATTATCGCAAGGATGAGATGCTATCCACGCTATTTAAAATATGCTTTCTCCATGCCAACAGCCAAGTTTGGCAACGTTCTTTCGACTCGCTCGAAAATGAGTGGTGTGTGCACAATGCCCTTTACCGATTGCACATATTGCGCAGCCGCACAGTCGATGTCAATTTAAACTTTCCCAATCGCATAGAATGGCTCTACAACCTGCTTGCCCCCCTTGCACGTTTAATCATTAAATAAACCCCATACACCACATGATGACCGAAGCAACACCTAAAGATTATTGGATTGCGGAGAATGCGTTATTTATTGCTCGCAACACAAACTCAAATCCCGATTGCATACAAGCAGCGTGTTTGAGTGGTGCACAAATTTTGGTGTATGTGAAAGGCATTATAGGTTATGATGCCGGACACAATTACCAACGATGGCAGTTGCAAGCATCGCCCACTGTGTTTGGCACTCACACCGAGAAATATGTGTATGCAGCAATTCCGCGTCCTGATACTGATCGTACTATTGCAACAATCGTATTCCCCTCAGAGCGCATTGACATTTACGGAAAAAATGCAGCTGAAGAGCAAGTAGGTTCAACCGACTATTATTATGTGTTTCTGCAAGGCATTCTCACCTCGTCGGGCGATAATGGCACTATAGACCGTATATGGAAACAGGAAATTGTTACGGGTTATCTTGCCTCAGACGAAGCTATAAACGCAGGTCCCACAGAAAGTGCATGGTATGAATACTCGCCTGTAGACAACCGTGTAACCTTCTTGAAGGATATGACCATGAAGGAGGGCACTCTGTTTGAGAAGGTAAATGCGCATCAGTTCGACGTGCAAAATGTGGCGGTAAAACCAGATGGTAAAATAACATTCAACAAAGTAAACGAGCAAATTGAGGGTGTAGCAACTACCGAGCACGACGAGGAATCGACCACCAAAATAGCCACCCCCCAATTTATTGCCGAGCGTTTTTTGTCGAAAAAACACGCCGACACTGCCGAAGCCGAAATTCGTTTTTTGCAAGGCTTAATCTCCGACGAGATGGCAAAGTTCTTAAAGGGTGTGCAGTTTGGGCCCTCGTTTGCGAGTGGCATAACAGGAACTGGCGGACGCATCGACGCAAACGGCATAGGTGAACTCGATGCACTCACTTTGCGCAAATGGCTCGAGGTGCCCGAACTGCGTTACAATCGCGTTGAAGTGATTGTTGGCACACAATGGCGGTCGCCAGGCGGTGGTATTATTGAAAGCGTGGTTCCAGATGCTAATGGCGATACGCAAGGCATTGCATACTTAAAACTCGAAGATGGCGAAATTGGTAAGATTGCCGAAGGCGACATTTGCATGGGTGTGTGGCACAATGCGCAAACCGCATCAGTTAATGCTACCGATGAACACGACGACTCTAAAGGCAACTTTCGCTTTTCGGGCTTTTGCACCATCTATTTTCGCGTAGCCGAGGTGCTGAGCGTGGATGGCGGACAAAACAATGCTTTTCGTTATGTGTTGCGACCGCAGAATACCGCCTATCCCACCCCTATGCACCCTGCGGCGATGATGCACTTTGTGTGCTACGGAAATTTCTCTGATACCACGCGTCAACAGTCGCGCTACTCTACGTTGACGTATGAGCGATATTTGGCACACGTCAACAACTGGGAATTTACCGAGGCTAACATCATGGCGCAGTTTGGTGACCTAAGCAACCTGAGTGTATTTGGGCTCAACATGACGGGCTATTCAGCCTACCTTAACAACATATATATGTCGGGAACCATTCAGCAGTTCGACCAAATGCCATTGCGCATGGAGGTGAGCAATTCGCTCGACGGTTTTCTTGCATTTGGCGAAACCTGCACACTGAGTTGTCGCGTCATGAAGGGGTGGACCGACCTTACGCAACAAGTCACATCATGGACTATCTCGCGTAGTTCGGGCGATGCTGCAAGCGATAAGGCTTGGGGCATGAAGCAAAAGGTGACCGACTTTAAAGGCAGCATTGACATTGCCTTTACGCAAGCCGAAAACGACCTTGGCTCTGCGGTGTCGTCGTTGTTTACAATCACTGCCAACTTAAACAATGAACAAGTGATCGCAAGCATTGAAATTTAAAATACTTTTTTCCATACAAACCAACTAACCTATACATTCACATGCAAATTACAAAAAACATCATTCGTCGCGATTATCAGCCACTGAGTGTAGCTGCAAGCATTGTGGTTGTTTCAAACAGCGATTCGCCCTTAACGCAGGTCTACGATGAGTTGCTTAATGTGTTTCAGCCCAACCGCACACTTACGCCCTTGGTGCTAATGCCACGCATAGAACTTACGGCTAAAGACGGTTCGTTGCAACGTAATCTTACGAATGCTGATATTGCAGCCGATTCTATGAAATGGTTGCTCAATGGCAAGGATATTAAGACCGTTGATGGTTGGAAAGGCGCTGTGCAGATTAACACCACCGCTACCGACAAACGCGGACAAATTGTGATTTCCCGCAATGTAATGCCCAGCGAGGTGTATGCGCTGAGTTTTGAGTGCGATGTGCCCGACACTCGCACCAACAAGGTTGTTCACATTGCCATAGAACCTGTGTTGCTCACCACAACCGACCGTTCGGAAGACGATTGGGAAATTTCGGTAAATGGCGCACACAATGTGGTGTATAACCCTATTGTGGATATGCTTGCCGAAATGGAGTATGAAATGGCACAAGGCATAGCTGCTTATAACGACACGCAACTTAGTGAAGCACGAAAATCGGCAGATAGTTATGTGCAACAATGGAACGTGATTGTGCGAAAGGGTAAAGCCGAAGCACCTACCGACCTCTACACGGTGAACTACTACATTCACGAAGGCAGTAAAAAAGTGTTGCTCACCGACAACAATTTGGCAGACTACCCCATTACATCCATATCGCAAAAAAGCTTGGTGGTAGATTTGCGTATGATTACAAACGAAACATTCACGATTGAGGTTGTTTCGTCGTTAGACCGAACTGTTGCTATGATCACATTGGGTGCAGCCCGAAGAATGGAACCCGTTACGTGGGACTATCTGAATAAAACGGCTGCACAAGCTACCGAGGATATGCGCGACGACCGAGCATTGGCACGTGCAGCAAGTGGCATGGTGAAATATCCTGAGCGTACACATCACATTTTGTGGTTTGTGACCGATGCGCGAGGCATTAACCACGAACTCAATATGGGTGCTACAACACGTTATTCGCTCAAAAAATATGGGTTGACCGACACGGCTACCATTTCGGAGTTTATTGCCACTGAGGACAAACCGCCTTATGTGCGTGCCATAACTAATGAGGGTGCCGTGCTGACCGACAATCAAGGACGCGAGTTTATTTTTACCACCTTGCAAAAATCTTAACACACATATACTTATGAAATATGCACTTTGCCCCATCGAAAAAGTGAAGTTGGCCGAAATATCCGTGAACGGAAAATTTGGCACACGCAATGGTTTATTATTGCTCAACGAGAGTTCGTTGCTTAATGCCCCCATGCTAAAAGGTTCGTTTAGTGAAAGGGTAGCTGAACTAAATGGCACAGAACTAACCGATGCAGAAGCACAATTATATTTGAGTACACACGACACATTTATTTTTGAATAACAACACAACAAACACACTAATAAGATGACTTCAATTCAAGGAACTGCCGTAGTGAAGCGTTTGCGCACAGGGCACACATTGGCATTGCAACTTGTTACGAGTGGTGCCGAACTTTATCAAACAGTAGATGCGGGTGGCAACGTAAGCCCTTCGTGGTCGGCTTCGGCTGCTCACCCTATTATCACGCCACAAGGTCGTTCGCTCACTGTGGGCATGAAAGGCACATTGAGTGATTGGACGTGGAAATATCTTGGCAATGCGCTTGCGTTTTCGGCAGATGGTGCTTGCACTACAAGTGGCTATGAGCGTTTGTTCAAAGTGAACCATGTCACAGCTGCGTTAGAGATTGTGGGTAACTTAGCATCGAAGACCAATGTAGATAACGACACGCTCACCTTTTCGGCAAAGGTTACGGTTGATGGTGTGTCGGCTGTAATTGAAAAAAGCATTGAGGTGATTATTGCCGCAGGTGGGGCTTCGAGCTTTTGGGGCAATGTGAGCACCGACAATGCCATTCTTGATGGCTCGGTGAGCAAAACCGCCCTGCGCACCACCCTTATGTTGGGCGGTGTGGCGCAAACCAATTACACTATTGATTGGTATAAAAACACCAAGGATAAGGCGCATGCGCTTTCAGGCTTTAACCCTGCCGTGGTGACGCGCAACGATGTGGATGGCACTACGCTGTTTATTGCCGATTTCAAGGTAGATGGCAATGTGGTTTATACTGATGGCATTGTGCTTACCGACCAAGCCGACGAGTTTTATGTAATGACCGAGGTTTCGGGCGATGTGACAGACACGAACACCGTGATCGTAAAAGCTACGTTGGCAAACACACGCACCAAAGAGAAGGCTACGGGCATTGCTGCGGTGAAGTGGACGGCATATTATTATAAGGTGACGGCAGAACAGCAAGCCAGTGGCGAAGTGAATTTTGCGAATGGTAAACTCGACAGCCATCCCATAGCCACTAAGCAGGGTGCCGACGTGCTCGAAGCATTGGTTAGCCTCACGGCAACCGAGACGGGCGATAGCGACGTAGTGGTGCTATTCGAAGCCGAATTTAGCGTTTAACTTCTCTGGTCATGCTTATTATTCCTATTGAGCATGACCGAACACACAAAAGAAGGTTCGTAAAAAAGAACTATATAAAATCACACAATAACTAACTTTCTTAATTTATTATTTAAAAAAGATGCCAGCAGTAGAACGTACAGACTTAGCCACAGTGAACTTGGTAAAGGGCACCTCGGCAGATATGACCATGTTAGCCGAAGTAGGCGGTTCGATTGTTAGAGTAAAAGCCGAGGACATTGTGCCTTATCGCGAAGAAGAGGTGTCGTATGGTGTGACCTTCGACGAAAGTATATCTTCGTCGCATTGCACACGCATTGGCAATATGGCTCTTCATAAAACCTTGCCTGTGCAGTCGCTCATGCGTGGTTGCTTGCTCAACGATGATGGCAAAGTGGTGAAGTATTTGAGTGCCAAAGATTGGACCAACGAAGATCGTTCGGGCAAGAGCGGACAGGTAATGGTTGAAATTCCCTTGCATTGGCGCAAATTTAGTATCAATGGCACAAAGCTCACGGTGCGCCTTTCGCTCTATCCGCTCCCTGGCTACCAGTGTGTGCCTAAGTGTTATGTATCGGCCTATGAAGCCGCGATGGATCGCACCACGGGCAAGTTGGCTTCGGTGGTGAACATGGATGCGCGTTATCGTGGTGGCGACAACACCAGTAGCTATGATGGCACTTACCGCACACTGTGTGGACGCCCAGCATCGAGCCTCTCGCGCACAGCCTTTCGCAATGCGGCTCGCAAACGCAAGGCAAACAGCGCAGAGTGGAACTGCTATGTTTACGACATTCATAAAACCATTTATTGGCTCTTTGTGGTGGAGTATGCCATATTAGACTCACAGGACGCCGTGAACGCCACACCCACTGCCGAGGGCTTTCGCCAAGGCGGATTGGGCGATGGTGTTGCATTCATCTCTTACGGTCAATGGAATGATTTTAACGGCGTGCGACCCTTTGTGCCGTGTGGTTACACCGATAGTTTGGGCAATGGCACAGGCGAGGTGACGTTAACCTTAGACAATATAACTACAAATGTAAATCGTTATCGTGGCATAGAATGCCCGTTTGGGCACATTAACCATTTGGTGGATGGTGTGAACGTGCGCATAAGTCCCGATGGCACATCCAAGGTGTATGTATGCACAACCCCCGCTAAGTTCTCAGATTCAGGCTACGAGGGTTATGTGTATGTGGGCGAAGCTGCTCGCAGCGAAGGCTATATTGTCAAATTTATTTTTGGTGAGAGTGGCGAAATAGTTGGCATGGCTGTAGGTGGAGGTTCGTCTACTCATTGTGGCGATTACTTCTACGTAGACAATCCATCTACAACCGTTCTCAGGGTCCTGTTGTTCGGCGGCTACGCGTTTCACTTTGCGAAGGCCGGCTTCGTTCAGACGGAGGCGACTTTCGATCCCTCGAATGCGAGCTCGAATGTCGGTACTCGCCTTTGCTTTATTCCAGCGGTCTCGTAAGCGACACGAACGCGCCCCATTTGGCAAAGGCGAAAAAACAAACACAAACTTAACCCACAACAACAATTTTATTAACCCACCCAAACAAGCATTATGAAAGCGTATTACGACCACAAACCCGAACCCCTCGAAGCCGTAGGCAACGGAAGTTATCGCTACCATTGGAACATTCAAGCCTTCGAACCCGAAGACCACGAACCCACCACCAACACCACCGATGCCAAGGAAAACCCACGCCTCACAAACTACGTTTGCGACGAACTCATCATTTGGCCACCCCTCACCGAAAACCGACTCACCGAAGCTGTCATTACCGAGCAGTTTGCGCAAAACTATGAGCAGAAACTAATTAACGACTACAATGCCGTGCAACTCGGCATTCTGAAGGATAAAGACGGAGCCATAGCCCAACGCTATAAAGACTTTTTGCAGCAGCGCAACGAGCTAAAGCAAATAGTCACCGCCGATTGCCAAGAGGCAGGCATCCTTTAACCCCCACACCCCTAAAACCACATTAGCACCATGCCCAACGGAACAATGACCATTCAAGGCGCACAGTTGGTTAGGCGCAAGCCCAAAGACGGAGCACCAGGCAAGCCCGGCACCGACGGCAACGGCATAGCCTCGATTACCACCTATTTTGCCCTGACCAACAAGCCCACCCTTGCGCAGTTTGCCGACCTTGCAGCCAGCGAATGGCGCACCACCTTCCCCACAGCAACCATCGAAAAACCCTATGTGTGGAAGTGCATATTCACCCAATACACGCAGCAGCCATCGGTCTACTCCACACCTGAATTGGTGACCACCTATAGCAGCGGCGACAACCTTAACCTAATAGAAAATGCCGCATTCACCAACGACAACAACATGCAAGCATGGAGCACCATTAGCCAATATGCTCCAATAAAAGGCAGCACCGCCCCCACCGACAAGGGGCACGTAGACCTCGACACCACCTTGCATCAACACAACGCCTTTGTAGACCAATGTCGAGCCACCGAAGTAACCATCTATTATAAAGACATGTTGGCACAAGTGATTCATGCCCCCAAGCAAGGCATTCACAAGCTCACGGGCGGACAATGGTACACGCTGAGCTTTTGGGCTAAAATGTCGTCGCCCTCGCCCACCGCTACTAACGACCTCTTTACCTATTTGCACCCCACGGCTGTCGACACCGCCACACCCATGATTATTGATGGTAACGAAACACCCGCCACACACGCCGATGCCAACGTGGAATGGAAGCTCACAGCCGAGTGGACGCGCCACACCGTGACCTTTAAAACACGTGCCACACTGCCCGAAGCCGACAAGCAAACCTTGCTATTTCGTTTGCCCCCTTCGCCAGGCCTCTTTAACCCACGCACCGTGTGGCTTTGCATGCCCAAACTCGAAGAGGGCATGTTTGCCACAGGCTTTGTTGACACCCCAAGCGACCTAAAAGGCGACAGCGGCATCACCGTGCGACGCAGCGAGTGGCAACTTGGTGTGAACTACCGCAACGACACAGCCAATGGCGCACAAAGTGCCGACGGACACCGCTATCTCGACGAGGTGTCGGTAACCAACCTCGCCACAGGCAAAGCCGAATGGTTTGTGGCGCGTGCCCTTCACAACGGCACCACATCCACCGCAGCCAACAAGCCCACCACTGGCGGCAACAACTATTGGGAACCCGTTAACGACATGCGACCCATTCACACCTCGTATGCCGACATTATGACTGCCTTCATTCAGTTTTTACAAGTGAACCAACTCACCATTACCGACAACAAGGGCACCGTGTACGGCGCATTTGGCGGTGGCGACGGCATGGATTATCCCCTATGGTTCGGCGGAAAAACGGCTAACGAGGCAGTGGTGAAGTTTGGCAAAAAAGGCGATGCTTGGATTGGGCAAAACTTTAGTGTGGTGAATGGCGATGTGAATGTCACGGGTAACCTTCATGTCAATTCGCTCTTCTTGAAGCAAGGCGACTTGACGACGAAAGGCAATAAAAAGTATCTGAACCTCGACAACCATACGGGCAACTATTTTGTGTTGCCCAACAATGAGAATGTATATTTACCCTCGCCAAAGGGGGATGAGGGTATGCAGCTCACCGTGTTCTTAGGTCAAAGTTTGAATAGCGGATATTCTGCATTGAGCAGCGAGCAGGGCATATTCATTCCTTACTACATGATGGAGAATCACACGGGCAAGTTCATTACCAACAGCATGAGTGTTACTTGCCTAAAGAGTCTTGATGGCTTAACCTCCGTCACGCTGGTTGCAGCTAAAGCTTATGGTGTGCAAAACGCATTGGTGTGGGCAGTTACCGCGCACCAAGGCATCATTGCTCTGTCGGATGGTCCCACACCCGAAGCCGCATACACTAACACCATTCGCAAGGCTCTCTTGCCCGACGGACGCTTAATTGACTACGTGTTGTAATGCGTATGATGCTGAACTAACACAAAAAAATCCGCCTATCTTCGCAGACTGGCGGATTTCGGACTTTTTTTATTTCAAAATAAAATGATAATCGCTGCAAATTTAAGAATTGATTTTTACAAAAACAATAGTTGGCTTTGAAAAATCAATCAAAAAAAATCCGCCTATCTTCGCAGACTGGCGGATTTTCTTATAACATTTATGAAAAACTATGAAAATAGGAATCAGTTGCAAATTTAAGAATTGATTTTCACACAAGCAATACTCGGCTTTGAAAAATCAATCAAAAAAAATCCGCCTATCTTCGCAGACTGGCGGATTT